GCGTTGTCTGCGCCCTTGCGCTCATAGATCTGTGGTGCACGCTCTGGAAAGCGAGGTGCTGGTGAAATTGTCATACTTACTCCTTAAGGATGTATTGGGAAGGCCATTCCAGGTAATAGTTTCCACCCTTTTAGGCCTCTTGTGTTGTCTAACTAGAAAAAAGGATTACTAGAGGCTACTACTTCTGGCATAACCAAATCTTGAGTTAGAGAGCAGGCGATTGATAAAGAGTCCACAAAATCGTCATGAGCATAGGATTCATCGGGCGCAGCCACTAAAAAGTTAGGGCCCTTAAAAGTTACTTCGGCATCCAACATCTGTTGATAGAACCGTTTCCACGTACGAAGTCTGCGGGTCTTTGCATGGGCAGGCCAAGAGACCATCTTTCTTTGAATCAAAGCCTGTAGATGTTTCCAACGCTTTGACTGCTCTGATGGGCTAGAAGTTATAGGCATAACTTCGGCTCTAGGTAAAAGAAGTTTTAAACGTTGCGCTACCGCATCACCTACACCGTTAGCATCAACACCTACTGCAAGTACATCGTAGTTAGATAAGAAATTAACAATTTGGAAATATTGCTCTTCCCAATCGTCTCCCTGCATCTCTAGCCAATTAAGTACTCGATGATCAAAATAACCAAACTCATCAGGGCGATCCCAGTCAACCCATACGACAGTAACGACCGTCGAGTCAGTTTTGCGAGCAGGGTCGATCCCCACAACGACTGGGGTCTTATGCCATACCTTGACCAGTTCTTGAGAAGTGTCGCCCAACTCATCCATAATGTTTGAAGTAACAAACATTCCTCTTTCAAGAAGCCACTTACAGTTGTAAGACATCTGAAATTCATCTGACTCTTCTCCGATGCGTAGCATCTCTTTTCTAATAAACCTTTCGTAGTTATCGTTAAACTTTGCCACGTCTTTCCAGTCCCACTGGAAGTGGTTTTGTCTATTACCTCTGTTGGTCTGACGTCGTCTATTCATCTGAATTGCACGATAGAAATTATTCTTACTTGTAGTTGGTGTGCCTGTCTTAACCATCGTTCCTGCGTAGTACGCAAGCATTGGAGAAATTGATTTTGATACTACGAAGTCATCTGCTTCTTGACACTCATCGATAACGATCAAATGGAACGACTTAGATTCAATCTTTGCACGTGGGTTTGCAGTCATCATCGTGATCGTAGAGCCAGACTTCTTCAGTTTAATCTGACGAGTAACTCCGCCCACACGCATCATGGCATCATCGATCTCTGGATCTCCCAAAATCTCGATTGCACGCTCAGAAGTCAGGCGTGTAACCGTACGACCAAATAGAGTTTCTGCCTGTCCCTCTGTTGGCGCAAACAGCCCAACCCATAGTCCATCTTTAAACTTTCCAAGTAAATCTGGGTATAACTTTGCAAGTCTAGGAAGTAACACCATGAGTGTGGCTACTGTGTCAGCAACAGTCTCTGATTTACCTGACTGACGTGATGCTAATGCCGTAATTTCTTCGCCATCGTTAATGATTACGGATTCAATAATTCGACGTGCCAGAGGCTTTTGATATGGGTGTAGGTCGTGACCGACAAGGACCTTTAAGAAGTCCATAATCTTGTCAATTAACTTGTCAACAAATTGTTGCGATAACTCATCTAATGGTTCATCAATAGGTTCTTCTGGCGCAGGTTCTTCACCCTGATAGAACTCAGGATTAATCTCCTCAAACTTTTCGGAGTCGTATTCGTTTTCCATAGTGTCCTTATTAAACAGCGAAACCCACCATTGCTGATGGGTTAACGCCTGACCAGTAAGAGAGGGTAAGACAGTTAACTATAACACACTTTGAGAGCGGCGCTTTAACTCCTTGGCAATTGCGTAGAAGGCTTCAGCACCCATAACAACTTCATCAATGTCCGCTTGACTCTGATTCCTTTGCCATGTCGTCAAGTGCCTTCCTAATATAAACATTGACTGCTCCATCCATGTAATCAAGTCTGGAGTCGATATCGTTGCTACTCGCTTCTCGATTCGAGTCTGTGGCTGGTGTCCAACCTTTTTCTTTCGTAAAATCATCGTAAGTCACTTCTCGCCTCTCCAGTGCACCGCTAAGTGCATCTTCTTCATTTAACATTCCGCTCCATTTTCCTAGAACTAATGCCTTGTACTTTGGCAATCGTACTATAAGTGGGGTGGCAGTCCTAAATGGTTCTTGAATTTCTTGAGTCCATCCACGCACAACAACTTTACTGCCCCATTCAAATGGGAAGTTTGTGAACTGAATGAAGCGCTTTGATCCGATGTTGTGTACCTTGGGCATGTCACGGTTTCTGTGGTTTAGGGGGTTTTCCTTGTTTGCCTTTGTATTGTATCTGTGCAGCACGAGATAGGCGATAGAACGCTTTTCTTGCCACTGCAGAGATAGAGCCCGTGTCGGCTGGTCCACGGGGCTTGAAGTCTAGATAACGATAGATGTACTGTCCCTTTGAAACACGGGCTTTAAATGCCTGCCATTCAGATGGGGTAACTTCGTAATAGTTGTAGAAAGTTCCATCACGGAATACGACTGTGATTTTTTCTTCTTCTTTATCGTATCCTGCTGCCACGGTTCGTGGGCGTGCTGGATTTGTTGTTGAAGTTGGAACTACAGTAAGTGGTGCGGCAGAAGCATCTTCTTCATTCTGCGGCCCCTTATATCCAGGAACGTATAATTCGTCCGAAGCCTCATCAAGTTCATAAAATTGACGACTCATTGCTGTGTCTAGTTCGCTAGGGAGTCCAGCCAAGTTCTCTGACATCTTTCTTTGCTTGTCTGTCTTGTAGTACTCCATAGTACTGGCGTCATTTATTACTGAAATAATCTCATCAAATTCGCCATAAGAGGATGCTGTAGGAAGTCCAGAAAAATCAGACCCCGTAATCTTTTCAATTCCCGCTAATTGCCTTGGACCAAATTGATTTCCAATGGCAAGGTTTAGTTCTCCTGCAGACGGCGCAACTCTACGTTGACCACGTGCGGCTGCACCGCCTACAGGACGAACCATAATAAAGTCCTAAATTAGGACGCTGCTGCCCAAGGTGTAATGTTAATTACAGAACCTGGAACAATGTTGTTCTGTGCTGCTGCAATTGACTGTGCCTTGATTGTTCCTGGAACACCAATTACTGAACCAGTTCCTGTAGACAATGCTGTGCTTGCATTTGTAACAAAGTAAACCTTATCGGTGCTTTCGTTTGCAGTTACAGTCCAAGTTCCATCAACAGTTCCTGTTGAAGCGACTGTAATCTTTGTACCAATTGGGTATGCTGCAGTTGCACCTGTTGCTGTAATGCGAGCAGTTGTTGAACCTGCAGCACGGTCAACGTCTGTAATTGACTTAGCAGCGTTGGTTGCTGCTGAGTTTACGGTAATTGTTCCAAATGACGCATCCTTCAACGCATCTTGTGCAAGTGCTGTTGTAAGACCAAGAACATTTGGAGTAAGGATATAGTCAGTTGGACCTGCTACATCTTCACCTGCTGTATCTGGGTTGTAAAGTGGATATCCGTTCCAACCTGAAAGAGCGATAATGTGATTATCTGCTGCTGGGTCAAGACGGCCTGCTACTCTTGTTGTAACTGTTGTTGAAAGAGTTGCACTTGCTGCATCTGGACGGACATCGTTTGGTTGAATAGGGAAATTTCCCCATACGAAGTCGATTGCGACTTCACCTGCGGTATCTAGAAGATTACCGTTGTTATTAGTAGCCATTTATTTCCTCACAATCATGATCGGTTAGTTCAGTCTCTAAAAGTACTTCTCTGCAAGCCCTGCACTTGAAGAAGCGTACGTCATCTAATCCAACGTGTAAGGAATCCGAATGGTGCTCTTCCATCTCCATCTGAGGTTGGGCTAGAACTTCTGGCGGAAACGGTCCTCTAGGACTGTGTACTGACGATGGTACAGCATGACCCTGCACTGCGAACTTACGAATCAACTTCATTTATTTTGCCGACTTTTTAGTTGCGGCCTTCTTCTTTAGAGTCGATTGCGGCTCTTCAGTCACTTCTGCAGTAAACGCAAGGGTATCTATTGCCGAATCTTGGGCAGTTGTGTATGCCGTAGTAATTTTGAGGAGACCTGCTCGTTTACGTTCTTCAAGAAATGATGGGAGGTCTTTACCGCAATAAAAGATTGATTTGTTCAGAGTAATTCTGTATTCAAACATAGCGTCTTTGTCGCAATTAGCGCACTTCATATTGCTCCTTTACCAAGTCAATCCATGTGAGAACTTTGTGCTTTCAGTGTTCACTGGAGCACCTCCCATCATAGGGCCTGGTCGTGATGGTTGTGGAAACATTTGGCTCATACGGTCACGATGCTGTGGGTCAATATCTGGATGATTAGAGAGATTTTGCGCTCTCATCCAGAACTCTGGTGGAAGCATTCCAAAATTTCTCAGTATCTGTCCATGAGTCTTTGTCACAGGCTGGTCTTTTAACTTAGCCGCAAAGTTAACAATCTTCTTATCGATTGCAGACATTGGGCTATTTTTAGATCCTACACCATCAGAAAAGTGTTCGTAGGACTTATCGTCACGACTGATTGATCCAGCCATTACGAAGTCTTCTTTCCGCCTCGTACCTTCTTCACAGGAACTCTTCCTGCCTTTGGCGCAGCAGGTTGTGTAGGAATTGCTGGAGTATAACTTGCGGAAATATCTCCGTGCTTAATTGACACAGGCTGACCTGGTTGTGCATGTGAATGTACGGTTCCAAAGAACTCTGTTGCTCTATTGCTTCGGTTCTGTTCTGACTTTTCAGTAAGGCGTGCTTGTTGAGCAGATTGTTTCATTGTTGCTTGGCTCTGAACGTGATGCATAGCCATAGCAGCCTGCATATTGTGGAATGCAGCCATATCTCGGTTTGCACGAGCACCGTCACGATATTTCTGACTAATTACACGGCTCAAAGAATAGAATGGGTTAATCTCGCTCATAGGTCAATCTTCCCTTAGTTTTTCTCGTCTTGAAGTGTAACCGTCAAACAATTCTCAATGGCGATCAATCTCTCGCCCATCTCTACGAAGGCTTCCATGAGGACACCTTGGTTGGCAAGAAGTTTATCTACAACGTCCTTTGTAGATTTTCCGCCATTATTACTCAACTCTCCGTCTAGTTTGTTGATGCGCTCCATAACGCCAGGAACTGCATCTCTACCTGGTTCTGCTGGTTCACCTTCCCAATCACGCATGAAACGGTCCATCCACTGAGCCCAGCGCTTTATCTTTTTATAGAAAGGACTCAAGAGAACTCCTAGACTTATGAGAGCACCAGCAACAATGCCGATAGTAGTAAAAAACATTGTCACTGGTGCTACTCCTTTAAATTACTTCTTTACGATTCCGTATGATGAATCTTTTGGGTTAAGTGCTTTAGCAAGTGGGCCAACAAGACCAGCAAGTGCTGCATTTAACAGAACTTTTGGATCAGTTTGTCCAGCCATGTAAAGTGCTACAACAGATGCTGCTGCGGCACGGAGGTAGGTCGCTGCTGCGGCCTTAAGTTGTGCTTGTGTCATGTTTCTCCTTTGACGTGCCCTCAAAGGAAATAATCCCTTATTCGTCTCGGTTACGCAGTGGATACGTAATTGCCCATGCAATCAAAGTTGCGATAATTGCATATCCAACAATAGTTTTTGCACTTCCATCTAGAACTACCCAAGCAATAAACATGCCAAGTAGAGTCCAGAGTTGGTCAATCATGTCTTTTAGTATTTTCATGGCTTCCGTCTCCTTACGCCTTTACTCTCACCTGATGAGCCTCCACCACCAGAACTTCCGCCTCCACCGCCTCCAGAACTTCCCCCTGTTGAACCACCTGCAGCACTTGCTGCAGCACCCACTGCATTCATGGCAGCACCAGCAGCAACAACTGTTGCAACAACCATGTTAGTTGCTTCTTCTCTTTCTCCTGGAGTCATGTCTGCTCCAATAGATCCTAAAGCCGCTAATGCTGCGCCTGGATCTGTAAATACTGCCTCAAGTAGTGCACCTGGATTTTGAACTAACTCAATGTTTGCTGCAACTTCTGCTGTAATAATAAGTACTTCACCAGATTCAGATGTTCTTAACTCAATTGGTGTCTCTGGTGGAAGATCAGCATATGATACTCCAGATGCCCTTACTTCTGCTGCAGAAATAGACTCACCTGGTTTTAAATCTGCTATCAATGCAGCCACGACAATATCTTTTTGTTCTTCTGTTAATTCTTTTCCATCTTTAACGTCTTCAAGAATATTATTTAATTTTTCTTCTTCAGCCTTTGCTTTTTCTTCTTTAGCCTGTGCCTTTTCTTCTTCAGCCTTGGCTGCTTCTAACTCTTTTGCTTTTGCTTCAGCCTCTGCTTTAGCATCCTCTTCTGCTTGTCTTGCAGCCTCTGCTTCAGCCTCTTTAGCCTCTGCTTCTGCAATTGCATCTAACTCTGCTTGTCGTGCTGCTTCTGCTTCTGCTTCTAGTCTTTCGGCTTCTGCTTTTGCTTCTTCTTCAGCCTTTGCTTCTGCTTCTGCTTGTGCTTTGGCTGCTTCCTCTTCTGCTGCTATACGATCAGCCTCTGCCTTTTCAGCATCTGCTTGTGCCTGTGCTGCTTCTTCCTCTGCTGCAATTCTATCTGCCTCTGCTTGAGCAGCCGCTGCTTCTGCTGCCGCTGCTTCTGCTGCTGCCTGTGCTGCCGCTGCTTCTGCGGTTGCGGCTTGCTCTGCTGCTACACGTGCAGCCTCTGCAGCAGCCGCATCTTTTGCTGCTTGAATTGCGGCTTGTTGTTCTGCGTAAATATTATTAACTGTAGTTACCGCTACGTTAAGGGCAGTAACTGCTTCTCCTACTTTTGTAACTGCTGTATTTGCCAAAGTATTTGCTGTGTTAATAGTTGCTGTTGCTGTTTCTTGTAGTGATATCAAGGTAGCAACTTCTGTAGCCTTAGTTTCAGTTGCAGTTGTAACTACTTCTTGAGCAGTTGTTTTTTCTGCTTGTAGTGTTGTAAGAGTTGATTGACTTGTAGTTAATGTTGATTTAGCAGATTCAAATGCAGCAACTAACGTTGGGTCTTGCACTGTAGTAGTTGTTCCAAATGCAGTTTGAGTTGGGTTTGTAAAATAGCCAGTTCCATCTGCACGAATGATTACCCAACCAAGATAGACGCCTGCTCCTCCACCGTTCTCGTAGTACCAAAGAATAAAATCTTGCGTCTTATCAACAGTTGTATCGTAGTTTTGACTATATGCACTGTAGCGCATACCTTGGTCTCTCCAGTTATTGACGGCTAACTGCCCATCAATGTAAAGAAGAGTTCCATCATCTGCATAAGTATTGTAACGAACAATAACTGCTTCGTTAGGAACGGTGATAGTTCCTTCAAACTTAACAATTACACGGTCTGCTGGACCACCTAGTACAGAACCTCCACCCCATTGATATGTGATTTGAGGAACTACTGTGGTAAGTATAGGAGTTGCATTTGCTGCAGGAAGAGCAGGAGAACCGCCTCCGTTATAGGTATAGATAGATGCTTTAACACCTGGAACTGTGGTTACAACAGTTGAAGACTCTGCTGCGGACAATGCTGTGGTTACTGCTGCGCTGTCTGTTTGCACAACCACTGTTTGAGAATCAACTGCAGCAGTTTTATCGTCAAGAGTTGCTTGAGCAGTATTAAGCACGGTTGTAGCCGTGGCTACAACCGCAGTTTGTGAGTCAACTGCTTGCTGAGCAATTAAGGCTGTTGCGGTTGCAGACTCTGCGACATCGATAGCGATATTGGCGGTATTTATACATACCGTGGCTGCTTCAACAGCCTGTGTTGCTACTGTGCTGCTTTCTACCAACTGTTGAACGTTAGGGATAGTCTGGATAGTTGCAGTTGCACTTTCAATAGCATTATCCAGTGTTACAGTCGCATCATGAATCTTCGTGTTTATGGAGGTAATGGATGGTATCGGATTGGACATTACTGTGGACGACTCTTGGGTCGTTTGCTGCTGGCTGGTTGGTGTCGTATTTACAGTGCTCGTATCAACCAAAGAAGAAGACGTTGCCGTGGATGAAAGAATCACGGTTGGCGCAGCAAGAGTCACTTCGCCGTCTGCTTGAGCAGGCATCATCGAAAGAAGCAAGAAAATAAATCCTGCTCCTAAAAAGAAGTAGATACGTTGTGTGAAGCCAGATAGTGCTGCGAATATACGCAGTTCTTTCAAGTGTTCCCCTCGGAATACTTTAATGCCCTCTTCAAGTATTTAGATTATAGCGGTTTCCAATTTCTATTTATAATGAACTTGCTTGCATTGTTCTGTGAGTTCACTGATTCGCCCTGTACACCCTTACCTGGACCACCCCAAGTCACAATACTTGACGTTGCTTTAGACTTAACTCCACGAACTGTATCAAACATAAAGTGTTGTTTAATTCCACGACGTTGATTTACCATCAATGTCTTGCGGTCTAATTGTTCGCTCATGAACCTAATCCACCAACAAATCCTGCGGCTGTTCCACCCATTCCATCGCCATTTGTGGCAGATGCTGCACCATCGCTCATAGGTTGATTGTGATCGGTATTTGGATCTGGGTTGTTGTTAGTACCAGCACCTAGTGCGCCAATCATGTAAGGGTAATTTGCATACCAAAAACCAGAACCAGAGTAGTTAGGTTCACGACGACGACCAAAACGGCGACGCTGTTGCTCTTCTATATCTGCCGCATTACCAAACTGTGTTGAAAGATTTCTCATACTCTTTCCTTCTGCAATAACTCTTGGACCAACACTATAACGACCATAAGTTCCTCCAGGTCCACCCATCATTCCTTTACCAATTTCATACTTACTATTTTCCATAATTTAATACACCTTCTGGATCAAATACTTGAAGCGCCTTTAATACCAATGACTGACTAATCTCACGACCGTGATGTCCGCAAAAGTAAAGTTCACCATTTGCTAATGTTGCCCTCATCATTGCTTGAGCACCGCACTTATCGCAACGGTCTAATGCGTTTAATGGGCGATGCGTGTCAACAACAGCGGTCATGAATCAAACCCTGGCTTTGGTAATGGCTTAAATGAATTTGCTGCCATTTTGTCCTGTGCGCTAGAGACAGGTATTGATCCTGGGCCATCAAATTTCAACTTTTCAGGCATGGCCTGTTTATTTTTGGTCATAGCCTGATCACTAAACTGAACAGTTGAAATCATGACTTTAGTTTACTCCTTCTTAAGATGGTGTATGCTCCAACCATGCCCAAGTACGAGTACTCCTGTATCCAATGCGACTTAGACTACGAAAAAGAGCGTAGCATTCACGAGTCTGCCCCAGAATACTTCTGTGACAAATGTGGCTACGCTCTTCAGCGTGTCTTTAACTCTTTTGGTATTCAGTTTAAAGGTGGCGGTTTTTACTCCACCAGGGATTAGTTGTAGTTTGGATCGTCTTCTTTAGCAGACTTTTTTGCAGCCGCTTCTGCTTCTGCTGCTTGACGTTCTTCAACCTTTACATCTGCAACTGTCTTTGCGCCTTTATCAACACTTGAGAATGCGGCATTGATTTCATCAAGAGTAAGTTTTCCATCGTCCATAAATGCACGAGCCAACTTCTCAATAACTGCAGCAACTGCGGTAAGACCTGCAACCATCATTGCCTTTGCAACCGAGATACCCGCTACTGCGCCAGCACCGATTACTCCAAGACCGCTTGCTGCAAACACGGCAACAATACGCATTAATACATTTTTTAAACTTGCCATTTCAACCCCTCGGTTGGATTATGCCCCCTATTTAAATTTTAGTCGTTAAATAGATGTCCTTGTTCCCAAGTATGGTTTACGCCAGCATCTGAGACCGCAGAACGATAAGAACTGGCGGCCTTTTCGCCCTCTTCCTGCATTCCAAGATGACCTAGGATCTCACGCACGTGGCTGTGAGTATGGTAGAGGTGACCTAATAATAAACGGTTTGAACGTGCTTTTTGGTCAACAGTGGTGTGCATTGAGGTTGCTCTGGTCTTTTCACCAGCCTTCTCAAAAACTTCTTGTCGTGAAGTGATGTCTTTTATATTGTTATCACCCATAGAGACGTGTTGACGAACTGCCGCATATAGGGCACGGTCCGTATTGTTGCCCCACTTTTTGCTGTGAGTGGTGTATCCGCTACTACGCATGTCTGCGGCTCGTTCTGGAGATGGAGCAAGTTTGTGTTCGTAAACTTCAGTACTTCCAAATCGATCTCTGTAGCCATCTGCAGTTGCCTCTTGTACTGCATCTGCGCCACTGCTCATGTTTTCAAATGGACTTCTAATATGAGGGTCTATTGCGTGACCGATTTCGTGAACAAGAGTATCGGCATTTATAGTTGAAGGAAGAATCTTCTTCTTCTTTGCACCACGAATTACTTCTGTACCTTCTGTTGGGATGCGTTCATGACGAGTATGGAAAGTTGTGTAAGTCTCGCTGCCACCGTAATAACCTGGTTTGTACCCTGACTCAACTTGAAAAGGAGTAGAGATGTACTTAGCAGTCTGCTTTCCTTTTCCAGGATATACGTTCATGTGATGACCTTCAGGTAGGTGTTGTAACTCTGTAACATCATCTACATAAGGAACTTCTTTACCTTTAGGATCAGTGATGGTTCCTTTGTATCCCATATCACTTTGCCAAATTCTTTCAGTGCTCCAATCACGATCAACTAATGATTTAAAGTTTTTATTAGGGATTGGCGCTCCCTTTTCACCTTTAGGAATTTCAATATCAGGCTCACGTGTTATGTCGTAGTTTTTACGTTCGTGAACAACTACGTTTCCTCTTTCTGGGCTATAGTGACCACCCCTACTTGCTTTTTCACCAGGATAAAGAACTGCATTTGTTTTAATATCTTTAGCCAAATGTGTTGGGATATTCGTACGTTCTGCAGCAGTAGTTGCAATTAAATCCATATTCTTCTGTGCAGCAGTAGCGTTAGGTCGATAACTCTTTCCTAACTCTGCTCCTGCACGACTTTGATAATTTTCTACGTTATGTAAATTGAGAGCAGTTTTAAATGCGTTAATGCGATCCGCTCTAGGGATCAGAGGATCTTTACGAGAACCAGTTGCGGTATGTGGCTCAAAGAACATACCTTGGTAATTAACGCCTGGTCGTGGTTCTTCAGTGACCTTTGGTCGAGAATGAGTACTGGTCAACATTGGGACAGGTTTTTCAGGATTGCTCTTTATTGAACTTGGGTCAGATTCAGGATTGGTGTAGAACGATGTCTTACCACCCTCACCTTCGTGAAAGGTGTTACTGAATTGACGACCTAGAGGCATGCCCCCATTATCAGTCTTGTTGGATTCCCATACGTTCTAAATACAATTCTTTTTCAGTCATTAGGTAACTTTCAATGCGCCGATACTGTACTTGTACTTGTTCTTCGGTCTCTTTTATCTGTTCTTCTGTCAATTCGTTATTCAAATCCTTTATAGTTTCTACTGCAAGATCGAGTTCGGTCTTTGCTAGTGCTGCCTTGAGTTGTGCTTGATGCCACAGGTATTCGGCATGCTCTTGCTTTACCCGTAGTCGTTTTTCTTGAGTTTTAGACATAAGCCCAACCTATCATAAATTTAGGAGCAGTTTTTGCGTGCTCATGCTCAGGAGCCGCTTATGAAATTGTGTGACTAATATAACTGCAGATCGTTGTGATCTGCACCACAAAAGTTACTTGAGTTGTTCTTTTGTTAGGAATGGGCCAGAAGTATTGGCGTCTAACTTTTCTGCAATCTTTAGGGCTGCTAGAGGTTTTGCACCACCATGAATAGCCCCAATAGCGTAACTAGAACCAGAACCAACTCCATAGATGCCGTCCCCACTCATGCAGATCGAGCAATCGTCTGCAACATCAAATACCTCACCACATACTGCAATAAGAAAATTAAAGCGAGAATCATCTACCTTGCCATCACCCTTGCCTTCGTTAAAGTCATATCCGTTCTCAGTCAAGCATTTTCTGAGAGAAGGCATCACCTTAGCGATCATGAAGTGATAAATATCTTGGCGATCTTTTGGTGAAGGTTTTGGCGGTTGCCAAATGTGTTGAGCGATATCGCAAGGCCCTACTTCTCCAGAACCAGCAATTAGATATTCACCACGTTCTGCAATCTTCTCCATCCGTGGATGGTTGTAGATGCGACCGTTATCCCCTGTAACTTGATTATCTGCAACAAAGACGACTCTGTCGTCGTATTGCACCGCCACGATAGTTGTCATGTCCACCCCTTCAATAAAGAACCCCCCAAGGATACCATCAGGTACCCATGGAGGGTCTTAAGGTCAATATGTCCGTTTTATAGGAATTTGACCAACTCTGCCCAAGTTTTAGGGCCGATGATGCCATTTGAGTCCACTACGTCGTGATTGTCCTGAAATGCAACAACTGCCTTCTTTGTGGCTGGGCCGTAGTTTCCGTCTGCAGCAAGGCCAAGAGCCTTCTGAACGATCTTGACTGCTTCACCCTTGGCGCCAGGCTTGATCTGTCCTGGGAATGCTGGTGCTTCTGGTTCTGGGGTATCGACATTGACTTCGTTGCCCTTGTAGTTAGGACGACCCCAGCCAACGATTGAGACCATGACCTTCTTCTTGTTTGGCTTGTATGCACGAACTTGCTCGCATACCTCGCCACCATTGCGCTGGTCACCCTTCTTCTTGCCAGAAGTGTTTCCTTCGATGGTAAGTACAACTCCGTCAGAGTCGATACCTGTGCAGATACCTACGTGAGAGATTCTGTCAACGCCATCTCCTGGGAAGTCGAAATACAGGATATCGCCAGGTTGTGGTGACTGACCGCAATCTGCGTCAAACCAAGTACCCATCTTCTTGAATGCGGCTGCTCCTGCCACAGTAGAGACTGTGTTTGGAATCTTTACTCCTGCTTGATGAGCGCACCACATACAGAATGATCCGCACCATGCTAAAAAGTTTGCCTTTGTAAAGGCGCCGTACTTTGTCTCGTTATCTTTTGGACCTTCGATAGTCCCAACTTCTTTGCGAGCAACTTCGATAAGCGCTGCTGCTGTTCCTTTTTCTGCCATTACTTCTCCTTAATTCTGTTCATAAGAATCTCTGCTCTTTTTGACGGTCCCTTAGTTAGAAATCCTTTACCCTTCGCCTTGTCATAGGGTACAGGTGTTTTAAATTGATCGGCTGTTGGATCAATAATTTTTCCTGCAGAATCCTTTAAGAACCAATGACTGCTGCCTTCGTGCTGCACCTGCATAGGTGTTAGGCCTGCAGACTTACCACCGAGTGAGTGGTAGATGGCCTCGCTTGCTACATAGCAGTGACCAGCGGTCTGACATTCATGCCCACGGAACTCTGGCTTACGTAGATCATCAGTAAGGTGCTGTCTGACGTTAGAAACTATCTGGTGATCGTAGTTATTCATTGCATCTGCTTAAAGTGTTGTGGGTGGATGTTAGTTGGGACGTACTCTTGACCAGTACGTTCTTCGTGACTTCCTGGATCGGTAAAGTTAGTTGTCATAGCAAGATGGCTACCAACACCACGCTTCTTGTAATTACCTAGATCTGATTGGCGATATACGCTTACGGGCACGTGCGTAGCACCTGCAGAGATAGCCGCAGCCAATCTGTGATTACCCTCACCGATATAGCCCCACTTGTTCTTGTGATCGTAGGCGATCATAAGTGGGTTAGTTATGCCTTTACCTGAATGAATGTCTTGTGCAATTTCACTAATGCGCTCTGCGCTATTGCTATCTGCATGACGACCACTGCGGTCAAACTCCATTAGCGGCTTTAGCGCACTTACGGAGACCATACCGACAACGCTGCGTGACTCATCACCAGGAAGATGACCCTTACCACCAGAGCGCTTCTGTTCTACATTTGCTGGAACTGTAGGAGTGAACTGTCTTCCGAGATTACTCATCTTCATTTCCTGTATAACTGGCTCGCTTAGGGAGATCGCCGCCTACAGACTTCGCCCACGCTTCGCCCTTATCGGTACGATCACGAGAATGAATTGGCGCCTTTATTCCAGTATCAGCAGAAAGTTTATTAGCCTTATCAAAGAGAGTAGTAGCAACACCAAGACCACGCATCTTATGAGCAGTCATGATATTACTGATAGCGCCAGTACGATTATTCCAATCGATATGACCGACCCAACCAGATGCATTAGATGCAGATATTGTGTGAGTATCTGGTCTCTGGCCTTTTGCGCCAGGATGTGTGTATTGGAACTGCACATCAGATAGATTGCGTGGCTCTTGAGGATTATGCCCAGGAGGAAGTGGAGTCTGCTTCATTTCTTCTCCTTCGGTACGAAGTGCTTATGTGGCTTACTCATCTTGTCATTGGCATGGAGATCATCGTGGATCTTGTGCCAAGCCTCATCATCATACTTAGATGGATCATGGCCTACATTGTCACGCACTTGGAAGTGCATACTTAGTAGGTGGTTCTTAATTTGATAGCCGTACTTCTGTCTTGGTACCCAGCGATCACCGAACTGCTGAGAGTTTATCTCGCTCACATCTCCTCGCAGATGCACTTACACGTATCTTCAGTACAGCAGCCGTATTCGATCTCGTGATCGCACTTAATACATTTAGGCATTGTGCATATGCTCATGTCCGAAGTTGGTGTAATGCTCACGCTCATCTGCAGGGCCTGCATCCATATTGGCGTGGTCCTCATCGTGATATGCCTTGAGTGTCTCGTGAGTCATCTCGTGCACATCCATAGGATGGGCGTAGTGACCAGAAGAGAGCATGTGCGCCTTCAGTGATGCGTGGTCACGAACATCGGTAGGTGCGGTACGCATGTGGGTATCAAACTCACCAGCCATCTTGCCTGCCTGCGACATGGATCGCATATTATCTATATCTTCTTTAGATAGATGAAAGTGATCTGCAGGCTCGCCGCAATCTTCACATTTAGGAGTGTGGCCCTGTGCGAACTCTTCTCTGCTCATGCCACGTATTGTGACATCTGGAGAAGATTTAGGAACGCCAAATCCAGTGAAAGACGATAGCCATAAACATTATGAGGAGGAATGCATCCATACTCAAACTCTATCAGGCCCGCATGACTCTTTCGGGCGCATATCTTTTTTCGTCAAAACCGCCGAGGTTATTTTGGGCGCTCATGACCAGTTCATCTCTCTGACATTTGACTTAGTACGTGCAGGCACCTTGCCACCTATTGCTTTGGCAAATGCGTCACCTGCATCGGTGCGCTCTGAAGAGTGCTTAGGCGCTACAACGTCATCGGCGTAATCTACTCCAGGGGTCTGAGGTTTAGTTTGCCGTTGTGCAAAATCCCACATACCTCTGGCTACGCCCCTGAGTCTATGTTCTGGGTGTACTTGTAGATCCTTTACTTCTCCAGTATCTGGATCCCACTTCATTAGACCTACACGGTCATCTTTGTGGAAGGCAGAAACTTTATGGTGTTCACCCTCTTGAGATGGGGTGAAATTAAATGTGTATGGGAACTGCTGAGAATTCAGGGCGCTCACTTATTACGCATCCGATCTCTGCCATCTTTCACGTAGGCTTCCTTACTCGGATCAAAGTCGGGGAAGTACTTCTTTGCATCCCTGCGCTGACTCTCTTCACCTAGTACGGATGCAACTTGGCGCTTTACTTTAAATCCCACCTCTGATGCCACAGAACCTCTCGTTGCGGCCATTGTGTTTCCAGTTAGCGACTCATCATTCGGATCTGCAGGTTCGACCTCGTAGACATTGCCATGATGTACGGGCCAGGCATCAGAAGTTGCTCCTAGCCCGTTTATGGCTCTGTCCTTGGTGTGTTCGATAGCGGCAGGCATATGTACTGTCGCCCATGCGTATCCGCCACGCTGTCTAGGTGTAATTATATCTCCAGGCTTTAGAGTCTCTATAGTCCCGTGATACATTGGGCGGAATTGCTCGCCTGATAAATTCTCTGCGCTCATTTCTTCCGCCACACTCTCACTTGGTCATCTGGCTTATATGTAGATACGCCAGGTGACTTAGAGCCACGTAACTTATGGGCTACGACGAAGTCATTGCCAATCATCTTGGCTGCATGTACACGTAACTTTACTGATGCATCAAGGTAATCACCTTGGGCGATTTCTTTTGCCGCTATGTGAGATGCCTCAAACTCTGCGGATCTGCTCATTTATTTCTGCGCCATTCGTCATGCTCTACAGGGATCAACATATTAGGGTTTATATCTGCGGCAGCGGCCACACGGTGGTGTCCTTCACCTAGTTGATAGCCTTCTCGGTTATATGGGCCAGAGTCAAAGTTACGGATAAGTTCTACTGGCTTCCTTACGCCTTCTCGTTTAATTGAGTCATATAGAGAAGCGCCTTTTCGGGCACGGGTAGGCAAGTATCTAGCATTCCTGATGGCGCCAGTCTTTGCCTCATATAACTTGTTATGCCAGAGGCTCTCCATATTGCCACCACCTGGGTCAGCAGATGTATTGACCTTGGCCTTTATCTCTCCAGCCTTCATGAACATTGGTAATTGTTCCCATTGCTGAGAAGAGAGATTCTCTGCGCTCATTAGGCCTCCATGATTCTTGGCTTCTTATAGCGGATCTCTCTCGTCTTGACGGTGCCGCCTGTAGCACGCACACGAGTCAACTTCTCGACTTTGACTGGAGTTCCAGGGCGGACAGGCACTTCTGCCTCTGCACGCTCCTTCTCTGGGTCATATGAGCCGTATGGGTCTTCCTTCATCTTCGGAGTGAATGCGGAGTAGACACCTGACTCACGGAGTAACTTCGTATCCCCTCTCTTGTTCCAGGTGATACCTTCGGTACTAGGCTTGGCGTGAATGATCGTTCCCTTTTCACCAGGGAATAGATCTTCGTTCTCTCCCGCTAGGAACCTAGTTGCGCCTTCCTTCTCCATCCAACCTTCAGTCTCTAGGCCATGATGGGCGCTCCAGTGCATACCTAGAGGCTGATTAATCTTTGTTCCTTGAATACCTCGATGCAGAGTCACATCGGCAAATTGATTAGAGGATAAATTGTTAGCCATCTACTTGGCCCTTGGGTACGGCTCCAGTTTGGCCTTAATGCGGCCATCTTTGGAGACACGGACAATCCAGCCGTCCTTGATCTGGGTGCTGTTAAATGGCACCTTGACCTTACCCTGACCTGAACTCATGCACAGATTGTAAGGCTACTGCCTAGTCGTTACTGGGTAAAAAATTATTCGATGTGCTTCTGCTCACACATACGGGCTAAATCTGGCACAACGAACCTCTTGCCGCATATCTCACATGTCCATCTGGCTAGACGATCATCCATAAGTGGCTATTCTGGCACCTTTCGGCTACTGCCTCAGCCCAAACCCCTCAATCATGCCTCTCACCTGGCTGCTCCTCTGGCGAGTGTGCGTTAAGGGTGGGGGTCATCTCTGCAAGCAGTAGCGTGTTAACACAGCCACCTGACTACTAATCAGGTGCGAATGTGTAAACACATGCTCATTTACAAGAGAATCAGGTTGCTTGGTGACAACTTCGGTGACAAGACACTTCGGCTACTGCATCTCGTGATCGAATGGCTGTACGAGTAACACCAGCCTGACAGCCACTCGACCACGATGTAATCAGCCATTAGCAACACAACTACATAACGAACTAACTACATGACTAAGTGTTCATTAACTCTTATCAAGTTGTACCAACTGGTGGTACATCTCGTACCACTTGGCGATGTTGGAGATTGATTGATCATTCACTAACTCTGATATTTGATACATATAACTATTCCCTCTCTCTGGTTATCTTTCTTTCTTTCTTATATCTCTTACTCTCTCTTCGTGAATTTATTGTTAAATCATTACTGGAAAAAAATCCCTGCGCCGAATTTCCACCTGATCATCTGGGCTATGTAACTAATTGAACTTTCAACTATCCACAGGCAGTCACTTCATCGGGGCGCTTCACATCGCCTAAATCGGGCTATCTCTCCCACGCTCAAATCACGCTCAGCCACCCCACGCTCAATACCCCTCACGAGCCCTCTAGGGGCTCTCTGAGCCACTTACCCCCCATATTGGGACAATCACCCTACCTCTGGCGCTCTCGTGTGGCTCAGGGCAATCTGGGGACAGGAATTTTCTGGCTAACACGCTTGTTATCAAGGTGTACCAAGTTGTCGGACAGTTATGGCACAATGGGGACATAGGCACACGCACCAACGATCGTTTTGGATTCAGAATCCCTTCGGGGCAATCCGATTCGATCTAGTAGTAGAAGTGAAAAAAGCCAAAGTGATCGTTAGCAATAGCGGTGTACTGATTCGAACTATTACGAACCTCTAGGGGATTCGAATCAGGTGACGGAAAACTAATAGAGATCACAAACTAAATAGAGACTAGATACCTGCGACTAGGTGTTTATTGGTTATTACTGAAAATAAAAGAATTCATTCAGTAAGGCGCAATATAAATCGATTAATAAATTGCAATATGCATGCACATATCGAACACCAGTTACTTTCGAAACGATTAAGAAATTAATTGTGAATAGCAGGGGGCTAGTGAGTTTTACGGAGTTTATTCATGGACTGCTAGTAATAGTGCAGACGGTAATCAATCCGTTCGATAGAACAGCGAAGATAAACAGTAAATCTGCTTGTGTGTTTTCTGCGATCACAACTAACACCCATTCAGCGAAGTGGCATTGGTTGTGATCGTGGTGGATACATAACTAAATCAATCGGTATCCAAATCAACTACAACAACTAACAAGGAACGGTAAACAAAATGAGGACATTCGTTAACAGCAAGAACGAGATCGTGGCTCGTGGAACAATCAAAGAACAATTAATCGATCTGGTCTTTTCAGACGGCACTCGCTTCTTCTCCACTAAATCTGATAACTACACACTAGATGTGTTAAAGAATCTTGATATTGCAAAAGTAATCAAGGGCGCTAAATAAATGACTGCGAATCGCATCGTTATATGCCCAGAATGTAAATCAGAAATTCAAGTGCGATCTGCATTTGCATCGCAAACACTTACTCGGCACATCAAATCTCATAAGGGAGAAAACAAATGACTTCAACTCGTACAGCGAACAAAGATGCGCTCTGGTACATCTCACAACAGCAATCTTTTAGAGGTAGCAATCTCTACGGCATCGTTCAACCACCAATCGATTCTTATCAACCTGCTGTTGGCAGATTGCCTTATGAATGGATTAACGAGTTAAAAGGTTCTTACTACATCGTCTATTCCTACGGCACACCAATCGCTTGGTTTAAGAATGGTGAATGGCTAGTACCTAACTTGAAATACTCACAGACAACTTCTCGGCATCAATCACTTGTAAGGAGAGCAATAAATGCTTAAGACAGAAACACCTGCAACACCTGCACAAAAACAATTCGTTCAAAAGTTATTAAATGAGCGATCTGTTCCAGAATGCTTGGAGATCGACATCGACAATCTTTCTAAATTCAAAGCATCAAAAGCAATCGAGTTGCTTCTTACTCTCCCTGCACTATCGCCAGAATCGTTAAGCGATAAGCAGTTGCGATATCTGAATTCACTTCTTAGCAAGCGACCAGATGCAGAGATTCAAAAGAGTCACCTTCTCGTTAGATTCTCAAACTCTGGTAGTGATCTTTCTGATCTAAATCGTGAGCAAGCAAAGAAGGCGATCGATTACTTATTGAAGTTGCCAATACCGTTACCAGATCTTGCAGTCGGCGCTTATGAATCAGAAGGCGTTGTCTACTCTGTTCGCAAACTTGGTTACAGCGATCGAATCGTGGCGTTTACTTACGATTCAACAACCAAGCGTTGGATTCAAGATACAACTAAAGCGATCTTTAAATTAAAGCCAGAAGATCGACTCACACTAGAGCGTGCATCGAAGATGAGCGTTGCAGTTGGTTCTTGTGTGCATTGTGGTCGCACACTCACACTTCAAAAGTCCGTAGTCGCTGGCATGGGTCGTATCTGTGCTTCGAAGTATCACTAAGGAGATAGCGAATGTCTTTATATGACTTATCACTAGATCAAATGGGAATCCTTCACATGGTTGTTGGTACGGCTCTTGAAGGCGCTATTGAGAATGAAGCGCCGAGAGTAATCACCAATAACCTTGAAGCGATCTGCAAAGTTATCGAGTTAGAGATCGATAAACGCTGTATTGAATTCAACGAATTTCAATCAATCGCTGAATCACTAGATGATCTAGAACTTGCATCAAAGATCATCTTTAAAAATCCAGAAGCAATAACAACTGACTACAACTAAATTGCGTGAGCAGTAACTACCTGCTTTCCAGTCTAAAGGCTGATGCGACAGTTGACTTCTACTCCGTCTATTGACCGATAGATTTCACAGCCCAATTCACCACAGCAGTTGTTGCTTGCTACTTACTGCTCACGCATAACCAATTACAACTAAATATGTAACACCAAACAATCACCTAGAGAAACGGAAAATCATGTCAAGCAATATCGAATCTAAATCCCTGTTCGTACCTTCACTAGAAAAGACATCGCACTACATTCCACGCACACTTGCTGGTGGAGTTACCGAAGATCAGATGTACGACTTCGCACTTGATAACGAGATGAACATCTTGATTGAAGGCGATGCTGGTACTGGTAAGACAACATCGGTCATGAACTGGTGTGCAAAACGCAAACTCGAATTCTTCGCCATTCCTTCTAACTCGGCGTTGGACTTCACACAATTAATCGGCGGTCTATTCCCCGATGCTGACGGTAAGTTGAAGTGGATTGACGGCGCTATCACTAAGGTGGTTCGCAACGGCGGTGTGCTTCTAGTTAACGAGTTGAACAACGCTCACAAGAGCCTTGCTCAGTACCTTATGAGTCTTGGAGATGATCGCCGTTCGATCACTCTCATGTCTCACGACAACGAAGTGATTCGTGCGCCTAAGAATAAATTCCTCTTAGTTGCTGATCAGAATCCAAACTATCGTGGCACACAACTTCTAAATGAAGCGTGGAAAGATCGCTTCGATATTAAGTTGCGCTTCGACTACGACACCGAGATCGAAAAGAAGTTTATTAAATCTGATTCGTTGCGTGAACTTGCTTCTGGCATTCGTGCAACGGTTCGCAAAGATGAGTTCGCTTCTGATCGCAACACGATTTTCGAGACACCGATGTCACCACGCATTCTTAAGACATTCGAGAAGTTAGCGACTGGTCTTAACTTCGACTTCGCTAGTGAAGTGTTTATTAATAACTTCACAGATGAAGAACGCCCTGCGGTCAAGATGCTTCTTGAAGGCACTTCGTACAACATTCGAGAAGAACTTGGACTCGATGTTGATGCAATTACTACCGAGCATGATCAAGCGTAAGGAATCAGATGTCTAAATTAAGTGATGCTATGGACAGCATTCTGACTGGCGTTCCCTTTCAAGAGATTGAGAAAGCCAGAGTTGAGGCAGATCTAAAGCGCCAGAGATTAGAACGCTTCGTTCAATTCTTCGGTCGAGTTAATTCTGCATTCACATTTCGCAAGGTGACTGTGAAAGTTGAAGATTCACCTCTCGGTGCGCCAGCGTGGTCTGGCGCTTCTGAGGTGACATTCAATTCTCGAATGATTGGTGATCTAAACGATGCACGATCTATTGCATCGGTTAAGGGACTCGATCTTCATGAGATCTCACATATCTTGTACACACCACGAGAAGGCTCGGAGATCTTCGAATATGTGCGTGAGAATAAATTCTTCATGGCATATAACTGTTTAGAAGATCAACGAATCGAGACTCTGTTTACATCTAAGTATCCGTCAACTATCGAATGGTTTACAGCCACGATATTGATTCACTTCGTTGATAAACCAGAGGCATTCGAATCTTCTTATCCGTTGCTTCGTGGTCGTAGGTATCTACCTACGGAACTTCGTGCAAGATCTCGTAACGCCTATTCAAAGCAAGAAGATATCGATGAACTATGCGAGATCGTAGATACCTATCGCACTCTGGTCTTTCCTGCTGATACTGAAAAAGGGAAAGAACTCGTGCGCCGATTCCATGACTTACTACCAAAGCAAGAAGTGCCAGATCAATCTGGTGACGGTACTTCTGGTGAAGGTGTAAAGGTACTAATCAAGATCAAAGACCCATTCGGTCATGGAGAACGCCCTAGTGAGGGATTAGAGACATCTGCTTCTTCACGACCAATACCACCTAAGAAGCAAGAAAAAGATCGTGATCGCTCTGCAAAGTTAGATAAAGAAGATGATGCAGATCTTGCGGAACTTCTTAAATCTAGCCCTGCTGTAGAACTCGAACTTGATCTTGACGATCTCGATGATGATTCAGATCTCGATGATGATTCAGATCTCGGTGATGCCGATGATGCTGGTGATTCAGATAGTGAAGATGAATCTAGTAACAAATCGTCAGGTGGTAATGGTGCAGGTGATAAGGCTGGTGAGATCGTTGCAACAGTTATTAACGATCTATTAGATGATCTACTTAATGACAAAAGTGTCGCTAACGAGATCAACGACATTCTTCGACAACTTAGTGGCTTACCTTCTCTTGCTACTAATAACTCGAAAGAACCAGAACTTGCTAATGCAAAAGGGATTACACCCGATGCAACTACACACCATGCCTCACTCTCATTCTCTCGTGAACTAGAACGCTTGAAGGCGCTCTACGAACCTGCGTGGGATAAGTACGAGCCACAAGGCAGACTCGATGCACATCGTTACTTGCGTGGCGATGATCTCGACACCGTATTCGATCGCTGGAATGAAGGGCGTGAAGATGCGACTGAGATCGAATGCGTGATCTTGCTAGACAACTCTGGCTCTATGTCGGGATTCAAAGCAAAGAATGCCTATCGTGCGATGTACGCAATCAAGCGTGCGTTAGATCGAATCAATGCAAACTGCACAGTCCTAACTTTCAATGACAATGTGAAAACTCTTTATCGTTCAACTGATAAAGCAACTTCGGTCATTCGAGATGCAGGTACTGGTGGTGGCACAGTTATCGATAGCGCACTACAACGAGCAACGAAAATTCTTGCAGAGACTGAGAAGCCTGTACGAATCTTCTTCGCTATTACTGACGGTGACTGGTCTGGTAATCAAGATATGAATCACGAGACAATAAAGAGAATGGCTCGTGCTGGTGTTTTGACTGCATTTGCATTTATTCCAGAAGAGAATCAATCAGTACAACCTCTCACACAAGAAACTTCGCACTATTGTGAAATCGGTGCGATCGTTAACAACCCTCTTGATCTAATCTCAATGGTCAGATCAATAGTGAAGTACGGAGTCAGTCGCAGACTGATCAACAACTAAATGTCACTCTCTAGGTGACAAGGTGGGGTGTGTTTTTTTCTGGACTACACACCCCACCACTTAACAACTACAACAAGGAGAATAAATAAATGAAATTCGCAGATCTAAAACTTGGTACAGAGTACGCAGTCATTCCTTCATGGGACTATTCATCGTCAGACAAGAAAAACCCAGACAGAGTTGAACGCCGACATGTAACTAAAGCGCAACTCGTATCTCTCGATAAATATGAGTACAAGGTTTATCGTGGACAAAGCGCCGATGATAGTAACTTCGTACTTGCACCTAAAGGCACTCGTTCTGTTGGTTACTTGGTTCGTTCCGAAGAATGGTCAGGACATGGCACACCAGAAGTTTTCTGGCTTGCTCGACCACAGGACATCGTTGCCGACTATGCAACTCTTGAAACTCGTTGGACTGTAAAAGAAGCCGAAGAGAAGAAGAAAGCAGAACAAGAACTTGCAAAGCGCCAAGAAGAAGAACGCAAACAGCGTGAGGCTTACGAAGTACAGAATCGAATCATGCAGTCATGTATTGATTCGTTACGCACAATCATCGGTGATCGTGTAGACACGATCGATTCAGAGATAGCAAATAGACGAACTCAGAATGGTGAGTATCTACCTATTGCTCGATTCCATGTTGACGGCAAGACAATGCAATTCCTAATCGAAAAGGTTCTAGAGGCAAGGGATATGGTGGCTTAATGACTACAGCAACAGATGAAAAGACTATCTACCTAACCAGATTAAAGAAGTACTTCTCTAGTAACGGATTCGATAAACCAAGAGAGTCTGTAGTTAGTTATTGGTCAGGGCGTAAGAGATTGGCTCACCCTGTAGAACTAACTTTAAAAGAGATCTCTTATCACGAAGAGACTTACAAGGGATTCCAGATCGTGATAGTTGGTTGGCATAGAGATGTCCGAGATATCTTCGATGTTAATGGAAATCAATTCCCACTTCGTTCTGTTGATGAGCCAGAGATCGCATCTAAGAGCGAACCTACAGAAGTTAACGAGTACTGGGCGTACGCATGGCATATTGATGAGCATACGAATCACCAAACAGATCTGCCTTATTCCAGTTGGGGTGCAGTAGTTAAGGGGAACTTCGGTTCTCCTAACTTTAATAACACCTTAAAAAAAGCAAAGAAGAAGTTAGATTCGTTAGACAAGATCTATCAAGTACTGCCACGACTAATCGAGATCTCTTCGGTTAAATTTAATCGTGGCTTAACTGATATAAAAGAATTCATTCCTTACAACTTATTTGTTGGAGATGAAGTCTTTATTCAGGCGCATGGTCGATTGCGTAAGGGAATCATCGTAGAGACAACAGGTTCTCGATTCGTAGTTGGTTATGTAACACCTTCTAATCACCACGAACTTAAGTACAAGACACTTTCACTTCCGTTCATATATGTAGAGAGGAATAAATGAAAACCATTCCAGTAAAAGCGTGTAGTAAGTGTAAGAAGAACAAACCTTACTCGGACTATTACACCGACAGATCAAAGAGCAACGGAATCAAGAGTCAATGTAAGGCGTGCTTCTTAAAAAGAGATCGACTTCGCCCTAGATATAAGGCTGTTCGACTCTCGACTAAGAAAGCCAAAGCGTTACCCCAGAATCAAACAGCAAAGCGCAAAGAAAGAATCTCGCTGTTCGAGAAGGGGCTTATTGAATGCGTGCATTGTAAAAACATTCAACCGCTAAAGGCATTCAATACCGACAAGAGATCATCTACTGGTCGCAGATCGGCGTGCAAACCTTGTGAAGTTAACTACAAGAAGGCTTGGCACATAGCCTTCGGTGTTGATCACAAGAAGTACATCTACGATCACCTTGAAAAGAATCCTTGTATCGATTGCGGTGAATCTAATCCAATGAAATTGGAATTCGATCACTTTCGAGATAAGGCTTTCAATATCGCTCAGGCGATCATAAAGCGCAAGACACTTGATCAACTTAAGAAGGAGATCAATAAGTGTGTGGTGCGTTGCTCTTCATGCCACACAGCCAAGACTCACAAAGAGCAAGACACATGGAAATACCAAATGTATTTAGAAAGGAATAAGTAATGTCTAAATTAACTCGTAGAGGCTGGATAGTACTTGTAGTGATTCCAATTCTGATCTTGGCATTCGTGATCGGATACGCAACGGCAGACACTTGCTATGTAGGTTCTGACGGTAACTTCTTGGGCTATGGCTCATGCTCGGAACACATCGACAAAGTAATTGGCGGTAAGTAATGGGATACGCCGAGATCGTTCCTGCAAAGCCTGAGCAATTAGATACTTGCGACTCTTGTGAACAGCAGGGTCTAAAGAGAAACGGTCATGCAATTAAAGATTCTCATGGAGAAGCGGTTCTCTGGTTCTGCTTCAACTGCAAAGCGAAAATACTCGCTCAATAAACTTGTTAGGTGAGGGTCAACACAAGACTAAAGCAGGGTTAATCATTTCCCCTTCTCCTACTTGTGAAGGGCGGTCATGACTTACAGCAGGGTTTTCTACCTTCCTTACTCTGTTGTACCGAGCCGTACCTGCCTTCACCTAACTATCTAATTGGTAGAGATCACCAACACCTAGCAAGCCTCTGCGGGACAAGCCTGAAAAGATGTGGACAAATTCTTGCAAGATCGTTGACAGGGAAAAACCTAATCAACGCCAGCATCGTTCTACTTCTTGGTGATCTCTACCAACTAACTTATAGAAACGGAGTACTAAATTGTTTACAGAAACAGATAAAGCAATCGTTAATGATCGTCTTAATGGCGCATCACTTGCCGATGTCGCAAAGAAGTACGGAATAACCCGAATCAAAGTCCGACAAATTGAAAGCCGAATGCTAAAAGATATGGAGATAAACAAATGATCAGATGCGCTAACTGCGGATATGAAGTAGATGAAGTTGATCAAGACACTAACTTCTGTCAGACATGTCAGAAAGCCTACGATCGTGGGTTTACAGACGGTGCGAAAGACGGTTCATGTGAAAGTTGCGGAAGTTATTTTGCAAACGATCGACAAATTGCTGGTGACACACAGTTGCTATGCGATGAATGCTATAAGGAAATACTAGATGACATAGAAGGAGAAAATAAATGAGTAACTTGTCACCACAGCAGAGCGATCTAATTAAATCTATTAAATTCGCTAATGAATTCTTAAAGATAACTCGTGGATTCAAGACCGAAGCCGATAGACCAGACGGATTGCCACAAGATATAAAAGAACATCTCGCTAATGAACATCTCAATACGATGATCAAAGACAACGATCTAGAGCCAGAGATGCTTGTCTGGGGAATGCTTCACATGATCGAGATACTTCTTAAATTCGCAGATCTAGACCCAGAAGATTTAACAGATGTCATGGATAAATTCGTGGACTATGTAAGAGCCAATCCCGATAAATATGGTGGGGAGATGCCATGACTAAACGCAAGATTTCACAATCAGTACCACTAAGTACACGATCACCACGAATTGATGATGCACCATGTCAATCAACTGACCCAGAAACATTCTTTCCAGATGCAACTGACACGATCAGAATTCAAATTGCAAAGAACTTCTGTGATCAATGTCCGACTAACACCAAAGCGAAGTGCCTTACTTTCGCACTAGAAAACAACATCACCTACGGAGTGTGGGGCGGTCTTACAGAAGATGAGAGATACCGCATGCGCCGACAACAGCAGAGAAAGGAACTTCGTGGATAAGCCACTAGGCGCTTGGGCGCTAATTGAATGGGTAGATAACAAAGAGCAGGTAACTCGTTACTTCTCTTTCGGTAAGTACAACTGGAGAACAAACACCGATGCCTTTGGACTTGAAGATGATCTAATCTTTTATTACGCCGAAGGTGAAAGTGAATTAAAAACTTTAATGATCGAACCAGATCAATTTAAAGTAATTACATGGAACTTGGTGTACGACATAGACGGATACGACAGGGGTTCAATTAATGGTTAATACATTCTTGCCGTATCCCGATTTCGTAAAGAGTGCTAAGGCTCTGGACTATAAGAGATTAGGTAAGCAACGAGTAGAGGCGTGGCAGATCTTGCAAGCGTTGCGTAATCAAACTAAAGGCTGGCGCAATCACCCTGCTACAAAGATGTGGCGTGGTTACGAGAAAGCCTTATGCGAATACGGAATTGCAATATGCGATGAATGGATTGCTCGTGGCTATAAAGACACGATGCGTGAACGATTCATCGCTGTTCATGCAGATCTGCCTGATTGCGATCTACCTGTGTGGTTAGGTGATAAAGATTTTCACAACTCACATCAAAGTAACTTAAAACGCAAAGATGCTGAGTACTACAACTTCAATGTACAAAATGATCTTCCTTACTTATGGCATGAAAGATCACTAGGAAATCTCCAAGTATGGAAAGTGGGAAAAAAACCTAATGAAGATAAACAGAAAGTTGATTCAACGCTATGACCGACTGGCTAACTACTACCGATATCGCACAATTAACAGGGCTAAAGATCGACACGATTTACAAACATCGAAGTCGAAACACCCTTCCAGAAGCAGATCACATGCTCGGCAACAAGCCGTTATGGAGACAAGCAACGATAGATGAATGGATAGCGACAAGACCGACACTAGAGAAAGAGATCGAGTAAATGGCTAAGTGCAATAACTGCGACAACACAACTTACTTCTCTCGTAAGTACATCGATACCACGCTTCACATCTATGACGAATCTGGAGATGAAGTAGATTCGACTTCGATCGATTACGAGCCAGTACCAAATACGGATTTCACTTGCCATAAGTGCGGTTCGATCGACACCGAACGAGATTAAGTAACTTCTCTGACAAATTAAAAGTTACTTCTAAACACATAAGCAGATTCCGTTACGCTCACTAGCCCTATCTAGTCTCACTATGTAAGACCCCAGATCGATATTGATCTGGGGCTTTTTTTTGACATGTAAGTTACTGACCAGTAACATTACTCACCAGTAGCCGAAGGGGGGCTAGTTATGGCTTATGTAGTAAAGCGCAATAGTCGGTTTACAGGCTATTACCGCAGGGGTGGAAAACGCCTGTCTGCTGGCACTTGGGACACCGAGATCGATGCCATGTATCACGCCACGAAAGCAGAGCAATCGGGCTTCTACGAGCCTTCCAGAGCCGTATTGACCCTTGCTTCATATATCGATCAATGGCTCTCTGTGGCTAATCTGATGCCTATTACGAAGAAGGGCTATAAGTCGGTACTGGAAAAATATGTCATGCCGAAAATTGGCGATCTCCAAGTAACTACCATCTCAGCCCGTCAGATCTCAAAGTTACTTGACGATCTCAAACTTGAAGGCGTTGGCTCTGCCACGCTAGGGCAAGTCAAGGCTTCTCTAGGCTCAGCCTTCTCAAAGTTGGTGGAGACTGGCGAGTTGACCAGCAACCCGACTCATGGAATCAAGATCAAGTCTCACCATGAAGATCTCCAGAATGTATTAGAGCCAGAAGATTTCAAACAGATCGTAAGTAACTTACAGACGCAAGGCGCAAAGTTACTTGCCAGATTCCTAGTCGCATCGGGCTGTCGATTCGGTGAAGCGACCGAGATTCGAGTCAAAGACATTAACTTCAAGACTGGCGAGTTATTCGTTCAGCGCCGAGTGAGTGATCTAGGCAAGAGCCATGCGAGTCGATTTTTGGTCATAGATGCCACTAAATCAGGTAAAAAGCGAAGCCTTATGTTAAGCAAAGCCTTATTACAAGACATTCAGGGGTATGTCTCAGCAAAAGCCCTATCAAAAGATGATCTGCTGTTCTCCCGATCTCTGGTTGCAGAACCGCATAAACTAGAACCTTCTCGTGGCACAAAGTCTGCTCGACCATTCGAGTTAGACGGAAAAAAGTTCCAGCATGGAACGCTGTACGCCTATACACATGGGCGGTGCAGATGTGAGGCTTGCCGAAAGTCGGTGCGAAAGCACAGGCAAAAGGCAAAGCCATATCAGAAGCAACAGCGATTCATCGACAAAACGAGTCATCTGCCACGAGATGTATGGAGAACAATCTGGAACAAAGCAATAGCCAAGTCCGCAATCGGTTGGAGTCCTAGAACTCACGATCTCAGGCACGCAAACGCTACTCAACTTCTAAAAGGTGGAGTAGATGTGCATGAGGTCAAGGAGAGATTAGGTCACCAGTCGATCAAGACGACAGAGCGATATCTACATCGCCTTCGTCACAACCAGTCAAAGGCAGGGGAACTTGCCAATGACTTTTTGGAGTGATGATGAAACATCTAAGACAGAACAGCCTAGTGATCGGTGGGGCTATCACAGCCCTAGTGCTAGGACTACAGGTAGGCGCAAGCCAGATAGCGCAAGCCCTACCAGCAGTCAAAGCAGTACCAGAAGCCGTATCAATAGTAAAAGCACCGAAAGCCTCATTCAAGATCCACACCCTAGCCAAGTATCGCAACGCCGATAAACTCACCAAGACCGAACTGGTCGAACTGCTTCACGCAGTTGGGTTCAAAGGCAAAGCCTTACGAGAAGCATGGGCAGTATCTATGAAGGAGTCTCATGGAAACCCTCTCTCCCATAACGGTAACCGCAAGACTGGAGATAACTCTTATGGGTTATTTCAGGTCAATATGATCGGTTCAATGGGTCAAGAGCGCAGGGATAAGTTCAATTTGGATTACAACGCCGAATTGCTTGACCCTGTGGTGAATGCCAAAATTGCTTATCACATGAGCAACGGTGGCAAGAACTGGAGTGCATGGAAAGGGACTAAGACCGCAGTAGTACAGAAGTGGTTGAAGGAATTTCCAGAAGCAAAGGCAAAAGCCATAGCAAAAGCCATAGCAAAAGCATAAGCGGAACGAGAAGCCCCCTCAGAAATGGGGGGGCTATCTCAGATTGGAGTATTAAATGCCAGACGACTACTTAACCCTAGCAAGACAACACAAAGAAAGACTTGCAGAGGCACTCGCCAATAAAAAAAGACCATGGCGACAAGAAGAATTGCCCTTTAAAGAAAAAAAGCATCTTACCTCTGAAGAATTTATGGATCTATTCTTCAGTAAGTTAATTCAACTTAACTGGAAAATAGACCGAGATCGATGGCTAGTGCTTGTATGCCCAGAGTGCGACATGGCAATAACTAAAACAGCAATCATTGAAGTAGACGATCTTGAATCAACATACAACTTAATGAATGTAAGTAACTTATTTGAAGGACACAAGCCAAAATGCAAAGCCATACCAGAAGGAGAATGAGATGACTATTGGAGTATTAGTTTTGTTGGTAGTTATAGACATTGTTGCAATAACTTATGGGTTTTATACCTATGGAATGGTGAAAGGTTGGTGGAAAGGCTAAAGCAAAAGCCCCACCAAAAGGCAGGGCTTAAGCCAAAGCAATACCAGAAGCGTTACTGGTTATCTTTAATTAACTTTACTTCACAAGCGTCAGTAGTGCAGTAAGCCTCACCAATAGCATCAGAAGCCATACCAGCATAAACACCAGCAAGGTCAATAGGGAATAACTTCATAGTTCCCTCTGCTTCATATTCCTCAGCAGTGATCTGTGTGTAAGGCATTTGTGGATAAACAGCATTACCAGAAGGTAAGAATGAGACAGTCTTTAGTTGACCGTCATACATATGCAAAGCCGTACCAATAGCCGAAGCCTCTGTCTCTGGATCAAAAGAGATAGTCACAGATACAGAGTTGTCCGACCAGTAGCGTTGAGCAGTAGCAGCAAGTGCCATCTTCTCGTAGATACTTACATCTTTTTCAGAACGCTTAGCCTCTGACTTGATCGGAAAGAACACAACAGAAGTCGTATCAGGAGACTCACTTGCTGGTTCAACTCGATAGTTTGCTAGTTTAAATAGTGGAAGCATTGGATCTGAATTAGAGAATCTAATTGCACGATTAAAATACTTGCCACCAACTGTCCAGTGAACTCCAGGAGATTCACCAGCCAAGATAGAGACAGTTCCCGAAGGCTTTACTGTTGTCATCTTGATTGATTCACGAATACCAAGCCACTCGGAATAGGTTGTGTCGTACTGCTTGATGACTTTGTAACCTTCATCCAACCAAGTACGAAGAACAGGAAGACCACGATTGTCTGCAAAGTTTGCGACACCAGATACAGATGTACCGATGCGGCGATTGCGTTGCATGATTGCGTTTGTCTCTTCCCAATGGGTAGGCAATAGAGTTACAGTCTTTGCATAGAGATAGGCAAACTTAAGTGTGCGCTTGAAATCTTCAATGTCTTTATGACGATTGAGATAGGTCTCCACCAAAGTACAGCACTCGTAAGACTCTAGAGATTGCTCAGCGCAAGGGTTGTACCCTGCAATTCGCCAGTCTTTATTGTTGATTGGATCAGCAAGGCGACCATATTGCTTTGAGATATCCATCCAGATAACTCCAGGTTCACCGTTGCGGGCAATTCCTTCAATGATTGGATCTAGGTTGTCTCCAACATTTACAGCCACCGAGTTGTTAGACATCCAGCCATGAGTCATACGCTCTGGGTACTTCTCGTAGTTCTTGAGGTTAAGGAACTCTTCATCCTCAATGCGACCAATAAGTAACTCTGCAGATCTACGGACGTTCCCAGAAACGACACATACACCGATCATGTTGCCGATGTCTGCGATGTCACGACGAGTAAGTAACTCTCCTGCACGGCCGTGGAATAACTTAGTTAAATACTGGTGGAGTTTGATGAGGGGTTCTGCCCCTGCTGCTGTTCCACCGAAGGTCTTGATTGGTACGCCTGCTGGACGGATCTCTTTGTAATCAAATACTGGAGCCTTCGTATCTGGCTTGAGGTAGGAATTGATGAGGGATGCGGTCGACTCAACCCAACCTTCTCTGGTGTCTGGGATGACATATGTATCTCCTTGTTGTGGTGCATAGATAGTGAACTCTTTGTCTGCGCCCTTATCGTCAAAGCCAACGCCTACTCCGAGCATCGATGCTTCCATTAAGAATGCAAATGGCTTTGCTGGTTCTACCTTGTTCATGAAGCCAGTAGATACAAACGCACAGTTTTGTAGTGCCGCAGAATTTCGTTGCACATTCACAATCGGTGTACCCATTACCCAGAGGCCACGTCCTGGTGGAGTCCACTTCAAATTCCACAAACGATCGAATGCCTCTTTAGCCGATGATGCGGCCTTGGCATCTGACCATGGCAAACGAGCAGTCTTGGCGTGATCCTTCTGCAACGAGTACATGCCATTGATGACTCGCTCACATACGTCTACCCAAGTCTCCTTGGTTCCATCTTCTTTTAATCGTGAGTAGGTTCTGAGAAAAGTAATCTCTCCTACTGAGTTTCCTGCTGCGTCTTGATACCCGAAGGGCGCTTTCTTTGCCCGATATGGAGCCACAAAATCTTCGGTTAATTTAAACGAGAACAACGACATAACCCCTACCATTTCTTCTAAAGTGCAAATACCCCTCTATGGGTTGCTTAGTATTACGCTTGAAACCCTATCATGTATATGCCAATAAGACGAAGTACTCATGGCAGGGACAAAAGGTTAAACTAGATCGTTTCTTTAGATCCAGTCTCTGGAATAAACACACCAGTTCCTGAGTTGTCCAAATAGTGGACTGCTCTTAGTAACTTCTTTGGGTCATCTTGGAACAATCCAAGTGCGTAGTTACACGATGTACAGAGCAATCCTCGGATCTCATTCGTCTCATAATCGTGATCGACAGCAAGACGATAAGGTTCCTCAGAACCGTCAGCATCACAGATAAGACAAAGATACCCCTGCCTTTCTGCCAACTCGATGAACTGTTCTTTGGTCAATCCGTACAGGCTCTTCTTCTGTGCATAACCAACTTTTACTTTGTGATCGGTCTGTTCAGTTTCGATGTAAACAGGCTCCCAATCCTTGGGATATGGTTTCACGTATTATTCTCCTTGTTACGAGATCATTACTCTTCGATGGATTGTTGAATGATTTTTGTAACTGTCTCTTCTTTGAGAGTTTCAGGCAACTCCTTTAGAGCCTGAGCCCTATCTCCAAAGATGGCGGAGAGAACTCCACCAGAAGATTGACGGCTTGCTGTGATTTGAATGAACTCCTTATTGGAATCCATCTCGTTAACATTTCCTACAAGTTTTAGAAGTCGATCTATCTCTTGTGAAAGATTTGGGTCTGCGTATCCGCCGTTCATTTCTTCAGCAAAACGCATAAAAGCGACTCTTTGACCCTGCATTTCGATCATTGCAGTTAGTAGCGCCTTGAGTTGTTCCTTTGTCTTTACTTCAACAGGTAGGTTGAAGGCACACATATTGTCTGGTTTGAAGGCTGGACAATTTGCTGCAACGAAGCAAGAGTTACATTGACGAAGCGAAGTCTGCTGAGTCTGGATGACTGGAATATCTTTAAGAACATCTCGTCCTTCTTCATCAGTATCAACAACAGTCTTCATGTTAAAACCAAATACTGGAAGATTTTGCATTTCTTCTGGTTCTCTTTCAACCACTTTGTTAGGCTCTTTTTTCCGCATCTCTAGGTCACTGTTATCAGAAGGGGTACCCCCTAATTCCATCAAACCACTGTATAAGGTACCCTCACTATTATCAGAAACTTTCTCTTGTTTTCCACCGTCGATGATGTGAAGATTTGGATTTTTCTTGTCCATTGATTCCTCTAGTTTCTTGTATGACCAGACTGCTACCTTAGTTGCTTCCAGCGTACTATCTTGCACAAACTCCAAATAGTTAAGTCCAGCCTTCTCGACCATGGCCTTGTAACGAGGTCGTGCTTGATCCTTCATCTTCTTTGGATAGCGGTTCAACTTAGTGCCATCCCAAATAATTGTTTCACCTCTACGCATCGGTGACAACCAAGACAATGTGCTTGCAGTGGTAAATGGTATCTGCCTCAAGTTGTCTGGCTTGGCACATCCAAGGGCATGGAACTTAGTCTGGAACTGTCTCTCGTAAGATCTTGTTAGTGCTGCAAGGTTAGTTACCGATTCAATTTCATCATGGGGTATTGCCACATTGGGATAAGTACTAACAAGTTCTTGTAGGTTTCCTAACCCATACTCTTGATGCCAGATGACCCACAATTTGGGATCGTTACTGAAGAAGGGACGTTGTGCTTCTACCCATTCCTTGCCCAAAATTTGAGAGTCAAACTCTAAAAAGGCTGTGGCTCTTTCGGCATTGTTGACTAAGAACTCCTGATAGTCGGCAGCAAGGTCAAGTAACTCTTGACGAGACAACCCAGCCTTGTCTGCTTGAGATGCGCCAGACTCTATGTACACCTGAGTCTCTGGAGTAAAGTGTTCGCTTATGAGCCAGATCTTGGTCTTGGGAAGGCCACGCTTGCGTAAGCCCCAAAAGTTGAGTCCCATCGACTCAACCTTTTGACCCTCCAAAAGGGTACGGTTAGATCCAACTTCTACTCCTGAGAATATAAGTTTAGTCATCCCAGAACTCTAGTTCCTTGGGATTGGCTGCATCTCTAGACTTGGCTATATTAACTCTAGTAATTGAATCCTCAATCTGACTCCATTGACGAACCTTCTTAGGTGCATCAGGCCTACGTTCTACAGCCAAATATCCTGGGTTCATAAACATAACTGCAGGAATGCCCTGCTCTTCAAATACCCAAGCACACATAGCAGGATCAGCATCTACATACATCTCGATTGGGGCACGAGATCTACTCATTACAAATTGACGCTTCTTTAGGTCTTCACCTTCAAGATTGAATGAATAGTCAATAAGGTCATCGTAGTTAATGATTCCATGAGACTGCAGCCAATGCTCCGCATCAGCAGTCTTGCGAGAGGTCATGATTGCCACCCTGTTATTTATATTGAGGGCATAGTAAAGCGCTACTCCTGCTCGGATTGGTTCCCCTGAGTCCGAACTTAGTACGCCGTCTAGTGATACGAGTATGTTCAAGTTTTATCCTGGTGTCTTGTAGGTTGCTGCTCTGCGAATAAGGGTCTGAGTATCGGGCAGGTCAATGCCATAAGTTTGTTCTGCTTGTTGCGCTTTGTACGCCGACCAATACTCAGACATCTTCTTTAATGCAGGAACTGTACCCATTCGTTTTCCTGCTTGCCATCTATAGTTATAAAAATCAGAATATCCATGACCACTCTGGCCAAATGCGTATCTACGTGAATGATGAATCTCATCAAAGAGCAAAGATGCCTGCATCAAAGAACTTTGTAATCTAAACTCTGCATTACGTCGTGCAGGATCGTTCTGAGAGCCATGTAGATCTGCAAGTGCCTGTGTGTAACGGCTCACGATATCTGCAGCCTTAGAGCGATCCATCTCCGCTATCTTTTCTCCAACAGGACTCTTAGGTGCACCTTGCTGTGTAGGAAACACAGTCCAGTCATTGTGGGTTAGATCGTATGCTGCATAAGGATTGATAGTTCTAATATCTGTAGCGCCTGGATTGACATAGAAAGTTACTTCAAACCCATTCCAGTCTTCGGTCTCTGGCTGTAAGTTCTCACGAAAATCTTCGTTTAACATTTTGCTGATCTCAAGATCAGACAAACCTGAGTAATCTGGATGTGCCTTACGAAACTGAATGTAATTAACTCCAATTAAAACATCTAGATCTTTAGGGTAGCGTTGCGCTGACCACTGATAGGAGACAGCAGAACCTGCAATCCATACCGTTGACCACAATTCTGCGTGCATATACTTCTCGCCTAAGAAATCATTCAGTAAATGCAGAATGCCGTTCCTTACCCAGCCACGCATAGTGGTGTTAGTAAAGAGGTCTGGATCTAATTCTTGTGCAGGCGCAGAAAAATAGGAGGTTGAGGACTCCTGTAGGGCTACTGGCGCTACAAACTTACCTAAGCCGTCGTTGCGGTTCATAGGTATAGTCTATTCGACTGTTGGTGTTTCTATGCCTCTATCACTCAATGCGTCGATAATTTTTGCCTTGATATCTGCAGCAGGATCTTTTGGCTGCAATAATCCAGAGATAGTCTTAGCAATACGGTCAGCCAGTAATTGGCTTTCAATGTCGCTGACAAGTTCCTTGCTGCATCCATAGATGTCGTAGGTTGTTGCCTGACGTCTTGTGGTCTCATCAGCAGGGTGTACTGTGGTTGTTAAGGTTCCGTCAAGGTTAATCTCAACGGTAAATGCTGCGTCTATGTTTTTCTTTTCCATTAGATCATCCCCATCAATTTCTGCTTGCGTTGTGCTACGCCTATCGCTACTGGACAGAAATCGCATAGATAGGTCTTTTGTCCTGGAGCGTCTTTGTACTTCTCCATGCCTTCTGCTATGCGTTCTTTTTCTGTCTTTGGTATGAGCATCTTCTTTTCATCGTGCCATTCAGAACAACCATCTTTTGGCTTGTTGTGCTGTTTATAGCAAGACATTGCATCGTCCATGAATATAGATCGTGAGTCGTAAAATGTGTCATCAATTTCTGCAAGACCCTTAGAACCGCCACCTTTAATCTGGCGAATGATCTCTTTCTTTGATGCAGAGTCTGCCCAAGAACGAAGTGGCAAAACAAATAACTTGCCCTTGTGTGGCTCACCTGATGGAAATACGTGGTTTTCACATGCAACAGCCAACAACATGTCTAACTCTGGATCACCTTCATAAGGTGGAAGTTCTTCTAAAGTTTGGCAAACCAAACAAAATAACAACCGAAACATAGGTTCGGCATCTTTAGGTTTTTGTCCCAGAAGAGGAATGTTACTCATATTGCTCCTTATAGTAGTCCGATTATCTTAGCAGGTTATTGACGGGCTCCATCGTGTCCTTGCTGGAATACGGCTCTGCGTACCACGCCTTGATGAACAGATGTTGTCTTTGAATGCTTGGCTGTGGACATGTCCCAACCACTTTCGCCATGCCAAGCAATAGGTGTTCCGTAAGACATGACTGTGTAATTAGGATTGGCGCTCTTGTAACGCTCTGCCTCGCTTTGAGGCATCATTCCAGTATCTTGTCGAGAACCTGCTAGACCAGACAATGCTGATGCTTGAAATGGAACTCTATTTGCAATAAAGTCTGGGGCTTTTGCTCTATTAGTTTTAGCAACTCTATCAGCCATTATCTGCAATCTTCCAGTTAGTATATCCACCAAGTTGTTTTACGTTCTTTTTAATGTCACCTGCGTGAGGCCTCTTTCTGAGGTTACCAACATAACGGACATCAGCAGAATGACTAAACTGTCCCTCTTTGTTATAGAAGTTCAGTTTACGCCGTGGATCGTCTCCACGATCAGGAATCATTGTTGGCATAATTATTTACCTGACTTTAATTTAAAAGGTTTTCCTTCAGTTTTTAAGGTCATGTGTGGATCGTCTAAATGAACTGATCCACATTCCTCACATATTTGAGGTTTTTCAATAGCACGATTATTGCTACGGTCTGGAACTGATTTAGCCATGATTACTTACCTGGGTTTACCTTTGATGGGTATTCAGTTGTTAAAAATCCATAACCATAAAATGCATGTAGTGATTGACGGTTGGCGATAGTGTCTTCTGAACCCATGCCAACTTCTGTATCAGGACGTGCCTTACGATACTTACCGTCTGTTGCACCCTCATCTAGGGATGCATTCATTGAACGTGATGAGTTAACTGCCATTATGCCATCTTACCTTTCACTCGTTGAGTATTGCGCTGAGTTACACAAGACAGGCAATGACCTCTATTCGCCATAAATTCTACGGGGTTCATTATGACTCCGCAGGTTGGACATGGAGAAGATCCATTATATTTTGTCGCATTCTCCGCAATTTGCCGAGCCTGCAATTCCATCGTGAGCATGCCGTCGCCGTCATCAGCCATTATGTACTCCCTAACGCATTTCGTTCTGCTGCCTGGTATCCAGCAACTCCACCTGAGTACCAAGATACACGAGGCTCTGTGTAGTTTCTGTCGATAGTAACAATGTCATCAATTCCAGGTTGACTTCTATCTCCATAGCCGTAGCGATCTGGAAATAGTTGAATCTGTGGAAGTGGTGGACGAACCATTGCCTGAATATCAGCGCCAGGAATATTCATAACCATAAGTGCCTGCTGTGTTAAGCGCTCCATGTTAGATGCCCATGGGCCTTGATAAGAGTATTTTTTCTGTACTTGATCAGGCTGAATTGGAGCACGCCATGGCTTTGTGTAGTCATATACGCCATCAAATTTTTGTGTCATCCGATTGCTCCACGATGAGTTACCCAAGAAGTTGCTTGAACTTTGTGTGGCAAATCAACGCCAAGTTCACCTGCAGCAGACTGATACGCACCAACAAAATGCTTGTAACGACCAAGTGCACTAAGGCCTAGGTCTTGAGACATAGTTCCAGTTTGACGTGGTTCTTCAGCCTTCTTGCCTTTTCCCTGACCAATAAATGGGCGACCCATTGCAATGTCATAGGCGTGACGGTCAACCGTTACTGCATGAGGGCTGCTTGGATCATGGATATTCTGAAAGAAATTCCTTACCTTATTACCGCCAAGAACCTTTTCAGGATCTTCTCCTTCGTGGATACGGCGTGCTTTTTCCACGTTTGCTGGAAGAAGAGCGCTTTGAACTGTGCCAGTTTTAATTAGTTCGTGTGCTTCTCGTACATTACGATCCCAATCACTTAGTGGTGAAAGAGCAGCAATAATTCCTGCGCCACGTTTAGGGTCTCCACCACCAATTTTTGTGGCTGCCTCATGTGCTTTACCGTACCATTCATGCCCACCCTTTAAAAACTCTGGTGATGCTTCACGATATTTGTTAATAATGTTTTCTACATGTCCTTTAAACTGAGACTCTGCAATATTTTTATCCCAACGACCTTCATGGTTAACTCCAAAGTAAGCCATGTTATGACCACGCTGGTCTCAAGTAGGCGAGCATCGCTTGACGGCGAGCATCGATAGTGGTTGGGCCATCGGCTTGTGTGTTGGCCTTACCATCGTTGACAAGGTGTGGAGCAGGAGCAAGTTGAGTCTGTGGTGTCCAATGAGGCATCATGTAGGTTACTGCGCCATTGTTGTTAACGAGTGTTGCTTTCATCTGACGTTCAATGCCCATCATAGGATTTACACCTTCAGGCCAGTAGTACATAGATGGCTCAATACGCTCACCCTTATGTACACCACGTTGGTATGCCTTTTGATTGACACGATTTTTGATGCTATCCAACAAACGATCATCACGACGTGAACGGATAGTTCCAAGGTAACCATCTGGGTACTCCGCAGACGGTACTCGTCCAACCCCAATACGAAGAGAATCTAGGGTGTCTCTTGCTACAGGAGTGCCTGCACCACCTTGATTGTTATACCCGTTTAAACCGCCGCCACCAAGTGACTGCCAGTTCTGTTGTGGTGAGAAGTTGTTATATCCACCAGCCATAGTTACGCCTTCTTTTTCTTGGCGTTATAAATATTTTGGTAAGTCTTGGTATCCCAGATAGCGTCTTCGCCACGATCTTCCATCAACTTAGTTGCTTTGCTTTTACTGGAGAATGCTCTTGAGGCGTCTATTTGTACACCTTTTGTTTTTTCTTCTTCGTTAATCCAAGAACCTAGTTGTGCTCCTGGAGCATCTTTAGTTGCAAGACGAACTCTCTCAATATGCTTAGCCGCATCTTCTGCAGTAATCTGTGGATTATCGTGACCAGTATCTAAATACTGAGTTCTAATTCTGTTTCCTTTGGGATCAGATTCTCCACCAACAACATAGCGACCGCCCTTACCTTCTCCAGCAAAAGTATTTTTACCAAGATTATAAGACTCGCCCATATTCTTATTGGTACGTTCAGCAAAAATAGCAGCACTAACTGCTGGATGCGCTTTTGCAGCAGGACGATTTACTGCTTCTTTAATACGCATGGTAATTCGGTCTCTATTTTGCGGTGCCATTATTCTCTACCTGCTCCTTTGTCGGATTGTGGTACAGAAGGTTGAGACGCACTATCGTCCCAGTTAAATGTTGTTCCTCTTGTCTTCTTTGATAGAGACAGAGGACGACCACCACTCAAACTACGAGTAGTCCATGCGGTAGCCTGTGCGGTACTACCCATGGTTGATGAACTCAACGATAGTGGTATATCTACACTGGGCGATTGCGCTGAAGAAGAATAACTGTCGCTACCGCCGAACTGTGGATTCGACAGTGGCATTTTTAGTAAACGCTATCTGTTCCGCTTTGGAAGTTTGGATTCTGACGACCTGCAACAGATGGAATGATTTTTGCATTCATCATTGTTGCGCCTGCTTCAGAAGAATGAACTGCTGGGAATTTAGCAGTAACACGATACTGAGCGCCCATGCGTTCTGATGCAGCAGAATTTCCAACAAGAACATTCTTCTTGTTTGCTTTTCCACCTGCGGTTGGATCTGCTGCCTGTGTGTTCTTCTTAGGCATCAACTTTCCTACTGATGGAGTTCCGCTTACGTTGTTGAACTGCGCTGCGTCCATACCCATGTAGCGACGTGGGCTGTTTGCGTGTTCTGCAGAAGCAATTACTTCTTCTGGTGTCATGTTATTTCTGCTCATACCTTTACCTGCCGCTTCGTGATGGTTGGAGGGTGCGCCCATGCGACGACGCATAGCGTGGCCCATAGATGTCCAAGTTGCCATTGTGACTCCTTAATCTTGTTCTAAGGATAGAACTGTTTTAGTTTGCTGTAATGGCAAATACAATGGCGCTAATTTCGCCATCACGAGACTCAATAGTGGTAAATCCTGGGATACATGATAAATCCATGCCTCTTGGGGCTACATAGCCACGGGCAATAGCGATTGCCTTAACTGCTTGATTGACTGCGCCAGCACCTACGGCACGAAGTTTTACTTCTTTTTTATCGTAGATTGCGTGGGCTATAGCGGAAGCGACGCTCTGTGGGTTAGACCCTGCACTCACTCGTAGGAATGGTTCTTCAGCCAAGGGTGCATCTGTTGTTGTATTCAATTTTTAGTCCTTTAGTTCGATGTAGTGTGCCGCTCCTGGACTAAAGGGTAAGGCTAAATTCTGGGTTGGTCTCGGTATTTAGGATCCTCAATTTGTTCGGCTACTGCCCTCTCAACTTCATCAATCGCAGTTTTTCCAGCAAGCCTTCCTAAAGCGTAGGCATCTGCAGCATTGTCATCATTAAACTCTATTCCCCACCTCTTGTAGATCTGTAGGAGCATCTCTTGTTTTTTAGAGTTTCCTTTACCAGAAGCATACTTTTTCAATGTCATTGGCGGAACTTTTAATGGGAATCTGCGTTCGTCATCTTCTTCAAAAAAGTCAAAGATGGTCAGACGAACTGTTGCCGAAAGTTCTCCAAGAACTAGAGCAGCATGGCTGGCAAGGACTGTGCCTTCCATAGCGATGTCTTGGATTATTGCGCCCTGTTCCTCAAGGTATTCAAGATGGTCTATCAACCACTGTCGAATATCTGCCAATCTTTCCACGCCAAAATAAGGGGACTTGTATACCCATGTGATGTGTTGTGATGGATCTAAGGTGTGCACTGCAGATAAACCAAACCCAGTAAGGGATTGGTCAATCCCAATCCCAACTGGTACTCCGCTTGGTAACTTGCCATCAATCAGTTTGGTTGGCACGGCGCTCTCTTTCATCAATAACCATCTCAATGGTTCCAAGATATCCAGCGCCGTCCGTTAGATTATCTCGTTTGTGCATGTAGGCCTCTCTAGCAATCTTAACCCACGTCATTGCCATGCCTACTTGTTCTTCTGTAATTTCGCAGTCAAATATAACTTCCCAACCCTTTTTAATTCGATTGAAGTTATCTAGTGGATGATCATAGGTGTAGTTACGATCCCCATGAATTAGTTCTTCTGCTTCTTGCAGAATAGATTTATTCGACTGATACATATCTACCTGTCTGGAATTCATTCTTTGCATCTTTGGTAGTAGCCATCAACGCATTAAACGTTTCGTCAAAAGTTGCTTTTCTATTTAACAACCATAAACCAGCAAATACTGCAGTTGCTCCTGATGTACCTGTTGTAAATTTAGTTGTTCCGTTTAATTGCAGTGCATTCCAACGGCCATTTAAAAAGAAATCTGTTTGTCCTTGTGCGCCGTTGCTGTAACGAGCAATGTAAGGAGCAGCCTTTGGATCGTACTCGATAGGTTGTGAACCTGGCCATGGATTGTCGGTTGCGCCTACTGAAACTGTGTCTGCAATACACGCAGGTGAAAATACTGCTGTGCGGTTGCTGTTGTTACCAACGGCAGTAATCAATGGAACATTTGCCGCTTTTAAAATAGCAATGTTTGCAGCCATTCCTGTTGGAACTTTACATCCTGAAAATACTGCGCCCTGTGCAAGGCTAACAACTGCAATGTTGTATTTCACTCGATTAGCAACAACCCAATTTAATGCGTTTTGTACATCGTCTAATGAATATAACCCTGGAATATTACTTGGAGTTATCCCTACAATGCGAATAGGTATGATTTTTGCTGTTGGATTAAAGCGAAGTACCAACGACACCATTTGTGTTCCATGGTTTAAATCTTTATTAGTTGTAACAGGGATGTTGGCTGCGCCAGTTCCCTCCATAGTCATCTGTCCATTAGGACATCTAAATGAAGTTAATAGACATACCTCATAAACAATGCTGTCTTTAAACAAAGATGTGTTTGTACCTGTGTCAATAACTACAATCGATGGCGCTGTTTCCGCATGTGCTGGAACTACAGATGCTGCCAGTAGTGTTAATACAATAAATATTTTTTTCATAATGTGAATGAATCCCTCCGACCCATTGTCTGTGAACGACGACTTATTTCCCTAGATACCAGAGTGATGTCTCGTTCTTGGTTGTTCAACATCATCTCTAGGATCTTGCGGTAAGCGTACTTCTCTTCATACTTATCACGCAAATCCTGAATGTCTGGGTCTATATCTATCTGCGCTTTAATAAGCGAGACTGTGGTTCCTTTGGGCGCTCCTGTGTTCAATCTCACAAGGGCTTTGCTCTCAGCAAACTCTGCCTTACGCAAGGCGTCACGCTCCGCTAGTTGAGCCTGAACTAACTGGCTAGACATGTAGTCAGCCCATCCTGTAAGGACGGTGAACATCTCTGCCAGTTGCTCACTGCTTAGTTCTGTGATGTCAGGTGGAAGGACTGCTTGGTCGTATGCTGGCTTAGGCAACTCCAAGCCACCCTGCATCATAGGAGTTAGTTCCATATTAATCTCCGATCAAGTCACATTGCTTACAGCCACTAGAGTCTACGTTGCACTTAGGCATTACATCTGCTTCGACAGCATCTACTACTTTTTGTGCGCCGTAAAATACTCTTTCAACAATGTCGTAATCTGCTTTGACAGTAAACTCTTTGTAATCTTGGTCTGCCTTTAACTCATAAATAAAAACAATTTCTTTTGGCGCTTCTTCTCCGTACATGCGCTTTGCAAGTTCTAAGTACATCTGTCCTTGCAGTAAGTGTCCACGGAAAGGACGACGAATATTTTTCCAAGCCTTAGTTAAGTCATGGTCAGCATCACGCAGTAACTCTGGCGCTTCAAATCTTAACGTTCCAGCACCGATAGATTTAATTTCGATAAGGCAGTCTTCTCCGATGCCCTTGATCCATCCATCAGTATGTCCAGCAATACGCAGTTTGTCATCTAACATCGCAACTTCACCGTACTGCAAGAGGCTTGCTTTGGCATCACAATAAGCGCACTTTGTAGGTGATGTGGCTGTAAAGGTTCCTTCACAGTACAAACAGTTCCACTTGCCGTACATAACGCCCATCTCCGTAAACCAAGACTGCCACTTGTGGTGGATGGCATGCCCTTCGTCAAAGATAGACTGAAGACGTAGCCCTGGTTTGTTTTCCTTCTTCTTTCCACCTTTGAGTAGGTAGAAGGCATAGCGATGACACCAATCTGACTTGATAATCTCTGATGGGTGCAGCACATCTGTACGACGATCTGACTCTGGTCGCTTCATTAGGTGGCGTTCGATGTCACCCATGAGTCTGCTATCTGTCTTCTTTGCATCTAAAAACCGTTTTAGATCTGTCGCTTGTACCATTAGTTGTCCTTGTCTATACCGAGAATAAAATCTTTGAGCGTTATCTTTTTCTTAAACTTCTTTTGCCATTTTCTCATTAAAGCATTTCGTTCTCTATGGCTTAGACCGCCCCAGATTCCGTGTGGCTCGTCTCTTTTTACGGCGTCCCACAGACACTCTGCACGTACTGGACAAGGATTTTTTCCTGTCTCACCAAGACAGAATGACTTGGCATGCGTAGCAATCTTTTTATACTGATCTTTGTCACGAGGAGGGTAGAAGATGTCAGTGTCTTGTCCTGAGCATCGGGCTTTATATCTCCAAGCGTATTCTGGTTCATCCATTGATTAGGCATCCTTGAGTTTGTCTCGCAGTTCTAGGAAATCGTCTTCAAGAAGGATTACGTAATCCTCCCCATCAAGATGGATGCCAAGCACTGGCATTCTCCCATCAAGTATTGCCTCTCTTACAATTTTCTTGAGGACATCGGACTTTACGGTGGCCTGTTTTTTACCAGTCCACTTATGTTCAATCAAGAGGTCGCTTGATCTCACATCGCCCTTTCTTGACCAGAATGCCCCAGATCTTGCATTAGTAGAGCCGCCAACTTTTTTAGCGAGTCTCTTCTCATGCTTCTGTGACTGTTTCTGACCTTCAGTCTTCAAGTTCTAGTTTTCCTTCTTTGTATCCTTCTATAATTCTTGGAACAAGGTAGTAAAGTGTTTCACGCCAAAAACAGTCTGAACAACCACAGAATGGTTCTGCAGAAAGTGTCTCTGGAATATCCTCTTCTTCACCTTCCATAACGGCTTCAAAAAGCATATCGGTGTAAGCCTCTACGCCTTTTTCCAATTCGTGTGCCCATGGTTGATCTGTTACGTGAAACTTTTTAATCATCAGCCTCTCCTGCCATTGGTAAATCAGAAGTAGAAAACACTAACTTCTGAATCTCTTCCTTTAAATCTATCTCAGCACGAAGGCTTTCAATAACTGGTTCGATGCCTTGCCATTTGCGTTCTCCAAAGTAATACCATCCACCTTTACGATCGATGATTCCTTTGACAACTGCAAGAGATGCAATCTCCTTAGCAAAGTCATATTCACCAGGGGAACAGTCTCCACCATCAGCAAAGTAAAAGTCAAAGTACGCCACACGTTGTGGTGGTGCTGTTTTATTCTTTAGTACACGAACCTTGATGCGTTGACCAATTCTGTTCTTGTTTCCACTTGGGCCAATCTCAATCCACTCATCACGTTTGATTTCGCAACGAGTAAAGAAGGCGTAGTCCTTACCTTGACCACCAGGAGTAGTGCGAGGATCACCGTGCATAACGCCGATCTTCATACGGTACTGATTAATGATCAATCCCAGAATAGGGCGCTCATTCTCAAGAAGGCTTCTCTTCATCGCAGCACCTACAACACGGAAAAACTTATTGGTAAGCAAGGCTCCACGACCAACGGTCATCTCATTCATATCCTTCTCCATCTCTGGAGCAGGAGACAGTGCAGGTAATGAATCTAATACGATTGCATCAACTGATTGAGACTCCGCAAATTGAATGACGGCTTGATAAGCCTCTTCCATAACTGTGGTTTCAATTACGATCACACGATCTGAATCTACACCGCACATTGCGGCATACTCAGGAACCCACTGCTCTGCAGCAACCCAAACAGTTGTGAACTCTGGATCTTTTGCTTGGTTTGCAGCGATTGTTTTTAGTGCAACCGCAGTCTTACCGTGTGATGGTTCTCCAATTAATTCGTTCCACTGATTTCCTGGAAATCCTCCTCCAAGGACGTAATCCAATGTAGTAGAGCCAGAGGTAAAACGAGGCATAATATCGGAACGGATATCACTAGCGACCACAACAACACCCGCACCGAACTTCTTATTGAGTTGGGCAACAATCTTCTTGGCTTCATCGTTCATTCTCTTCCTCCACTAAAGTTACAAATTTACAATTAAAAGTAGGAATCTCTACAAATAGATCGTCGTCCATCACTGAGGTGTTCTTACGAATGACACTACCACGATTAAAATCAAACCCATCAACTATTAGGGCGTGTGTGTGTTCGCTGTTTAACATAATAAAGAAGGTGCTGTCTTCAGGATGCTTCTTTGCAAACTTCTGTTTGCGTGCTGGAAAATGTACCTCTCCAAACGGAAACTTAGATCCTGACCAGTTGTGTTTTACCTCTACCTCATAGAAGTACTGGCGATAGTCAGCGGTGTCACAGATGACATCAATTCCATATTTATCAGGGTTTACATACGCATGGTTCTCTTCATCGGTGTTTAACCAATTTATTACAATGTCTTTTGCGTAATCGTTATCAGCGTAGAGTTGAGAATCAAAAGGTTTAGCCATCGATGCGACCAATTATTCCTTGTGGATTCCAATTACTTTGACCATCATTTCCTCTTGAAGACTTGACTGGGCCTTCAACTTTTGCACCAGTTAATGAACCGTAACGACTTCCAGATTGACTGATTGGATAACCGCAGTCATAACAACGTGGTGCTGCATTTTGGACTGACATATAGTTTGTACCACCACACTCTGGACAAGACGCAGTCTGATTTGCACTTTGTGCTTTTGAGACTGGTGGTGGAGGAGGTGGAGAGTAAGGAGTCATCGGCTGTTGCGATGGCGGCACAGGATTGTTTATAGGACGTGTTGCTTGCGGCGCTTGTTGTGGTTGCCCACCAAGTTGTTTTGCCCACCAGTCTGCTGAACTCATTTTGCTTCTCCCCACTTGTTAACGATCTTTACCTCTGCGATAAGCGGAACAGTTATCTCTGGAATCTTTATACCTTCCATAGACTCACGGATGGCTTCCGCAACCTCTTCTGCTAGATCTTCACGAGCAACAGTAACGAGTTCATCGTGCACAGTCAAAATGACATTTGCATCTGGCTCATCTAAGAAGCAAGAGTGAGCCCTGACCATTGCTAGTTTCATCAAATCTGCAGCAGAACCTTGAATAACAGTATTAAATGCCTGTCGATCTGCACGAGCCTTTAACCCTCTGTCGCTACTCTTTAACTCTGGAATGTAACGACGACGGCCAAAAATGGTCTCTACATAAGGGACAGGGGCTTTACTGGTTGATTGACGAATCACCCTTGCCTTGTACTTTGAGATATCGCTGAACTGTTCTTCAAAGCGATTTAGTAAATCTTTAGCATCACTAACAGAACAACCAATACTCTGAGCAATCTTCTCAGGCCCAACACCGTAGGCAATAGATAGAACCAATACCTTTCCAGCCTTACGATCTACGCCCATGGTGTCACCAATGGTTGTGTAGATATCTCCACCACTACGGTAGTTCTCTACCATGATCGGATCTCCAGAGAATGCGGCGATGATTCGTGGTTCGATCTGTGAGTAGTCCGCCATGATTAACTTATATCCTGGAGGTGCAACAAATAGATTACGAATCAACTTACCGTACTGACCGCTACTAGGGATGTTCTGTAGGTTTGGGTCACTACTGGAGAAACGTCCTGTCTCTGCTCCATGCGCTTTAAAATTTGTATGAACTTTGCCGTTAATCATGAGGCTCTTCTTGTCCACAATCTTTTCTTTACCCATGGTAGTGCGAGTAATTTCTCCACCAAGATAAGGCATCACATAGGTAGTCATCAACTTATTTAAGTCTTGATACTCCAGGATTGCGTCAACCAACTCGTCTTTGCTTCTGTAGAACTCCAAAGCATCTGAAGATACTGAGTAGTGCTGAATACCTAGAGAGGCTGGCTTAGTTGCAGCAACTTCTTGACCCTTGGCTGTCAATGCAACTCTAATTCTTAGATTAGGCTTTATTCCACGACCCTCTGGTTTAGGCGAGAACAGCAGTTCTTGCTTTTCTTTTACAGAGTTCATAGAGAATGGTCGTCCAACTAACTTCCAAGCCTTTGCTTTTGCAGCATCGATATCTACATCTAAACGCTTCTTTAATGACTTAAGTTCTTCTACATCAATGTTAGCGCCAGTAAGTTCCATATCGCACAGAGCAGCAACTACATCCATCTCTAATGCCCAGACACGCTTTAGGCTTCCCTCTAACTTAGGCTCTAGTGCTTTGTAAAGTTTCCACGTAACCTCTGAGTCAAAGCCTGAGTAGTGTGCAACATCGCTAAACGAATGCACTTCAACCATTGCACCAATACCTTTTTCAACTTTAATACCAAGAGTTCTTTCAGCACATGCTGCAAGACCAAGAGCATTCTTGCTTCGGTTGTCAATGACAAATGATGCCATCAAAGTATCGAAGTACGGTTTAGAAGGAACCACTCCTCGGTAGTACTTAGCAATAGATTTTAAATCAAACTTAACATTGTGACCGATCTTTAACTTGTCGCTAAAGAACAAGGGCTTCAATGCTTTAAAGACATCTCCAGGAAGTAACTGCTCTGGAGGAGCATCAAACACTGGCTTCCACTTGGCTTGGTTCTTTGAGTAATCGTCTTCTTTTAATTCTTTTCCAGCAGCAAGTTT